CCGAAGGGTCTTTTTTTTTTATGTAACAGGATATGCTTTGTCTGACATATAATCTTCTGGTTTAGGTACTGGTGCATAGAACCCTTCAGGTCCTTCATACTGAGGACCACTATTTCTTCTAAGTGGTCTTTGTATAAGATCAACAGTTTCGTTAAACCATCTATCCATTGATCTTCCCATAGCACGGTAAGAAGTACCAAGATAAATCTGCCCTGCTACAACAGATACAGTAGCAGTTCCCCAGAACATATAGTAAAATCTAGACTTTACTTGTGCTCTAACTTTATCACGTTTGTTCATTACCGATTTAATATATTCTTCAAGGGTAGCATCTCTACCTTAACTTTGTCAACTATTTGATCTATTATATTAATATCAATTCCCATAAACGGTTCGATGATACCTAACATCCTTAGTAAACCGTCTACAAACAATGCTAATGCTGTAAAACCTAAGATCATACTAATTACAGTCGCATCTCTATTGTGCTTCCTCATAGACTCTTCGTCTATAGCACGAGCCTCAGCAACTGCGTCGCTGATCATTTTATCTACTTCGTCTTTAGTATAACAAAGAGATTTAATACGATCATCTGTCATTAACTACAGAAGAATCGCACCAATAATAAATCCTTTAGCAAATGATATGCAAAGCATTTTATAGTCAGATAGTTTAAATCTATCTTGAAACTTTTTAATAAGTTTCTTATCCCACTCGACAAACTTGTCGAAGTATTTTTGTGTTGTATCAGCTATTGCCATTGTGACCTGGTTTTTGAGGACAGTTTGCTTCGTGTTTCTCTATCCACCTCTGACAATTCCAATGATTCTTCGGAGGGGTGAGTCCACAGTATTTACACTTGATTTCCATTGTACTTGCTATTAAAGTCTTTGAATGATGACTGAAGGGATTTAGGCTCAGGTTCTTTTCCATACTTTTGAACCTTCCATTCATTGTGCATAGCACCTAGGATCCAAGCTTGGGATAGTCCTTTAGGACCATTCGTCAAGAGTTCTTTTTGAAATGCTGACAACCTTGATTTAGAAGCAAGATATTCTTGCCTCCAACTATGATCAGTTTCCATATGAGTAAGATTTGTTTTTAACTTTTGTTTCCCCATAAGGGTTGGGACGATTAGGTTTTACTTGACCTAACTTCATACCCTTAGTTCCTGCTCTACGAGCAGTTGGGTTTAGTATAGCATCTTTTTTACCTTTTTTGGTAATTATGGAATCCTGATTGTATTCCTTACCAAGACGCTTCATCTGTTTCTTAAAAGTTCTGAACTTTTTCTTGGGTGCATTAACTACAATAGATGGTTCTCTTACAGTCTTTGTTTCTCCTGTCTTCTCATCTTTCTCTGCATATTTTCCTTCTACCTTTTTATAACCATATCCTAAACTACGAACTTTTTTACCTAGTTCTTTATTCTTTGCTTTGTTTTCAGCACTAGATACGTTACCTCTGTTTGCTGTTAACTGTGCAGTATTACGTTGCATAGAGTTTCTAACAGCACGAGATAACCCACCTTCAGCAATGAATTGTTTAAAAGATAGAGTTGACATTAGCCACCTACAATTTGAACTTGTTCTAATATAACTGCGTTACTACCAGCAACACATTTAACTGCACGTTTTACTAATGGAATGTTTCCAGCAGTTGCATCAGCAGCACTGAGAGCATAGTCTCCACTTGCAGCAGATGAATCATAATCTGTTGTAATAGTGGAAGCAGTAATTGCTGTTACTTTCTTACCACCTGATGCTGCTGATTCAAAGTCAGATGTAAATCCATCTGTATCACCACCATCAACTGTTTCTATATAATCTCCAACACTAAAAGTATGTCTACCACCACCTGAGAATCCTTCAGCAGTGATTACCATTGCAGCAGCGTCTGTTGCAGCAGCGATCTTAGCGTTCTTTGCTTTACCTACTGACAGTAAAACTGCTTCTCCAGCAGCAAGAGTAATAGCAGGACCCTCGTCAAATTTTATTGTGGATGCTGATGCAGCGTACGCACGTACGACACCAGATTTGACCACTATGTATGCAGTTCCTGAACCACTCACTGTCGTTGTATCTAATACATTTAAAACTGACATTGTGTTCCTATTCCTTTACTAAGTTATTTATCCTTTTGTTTCTTCAAAAATTTAGCAAGTTCAGCAGTAGAACCAACAAACATAGTATTGTTTGTTACGTTACCTGGTATGCTTTTAGCACTACCACCACCTTGAACTTCATCTAATTTCTTTTGAAGATCCATAAGTTTGTCAGCAGTATCACCGACATTCTTAATTAGATTACCAGCTACTTCATATGCACGTGGTGAATCTGATTGTTGTGCGACATCTAATATTCCATCTACTGCCTCTTGTCCTTTTTCAATCAAGGAATAAAACTGACCACGAGAATACTCATAATCTTTTAAGATCTGTTTTTGGATAGGAGTAGACTCAACAGGTTCTGCTAAATCGGAACTCGTGTCCTTAGTAATGTCACTAACAAGAGAAGTCTCAACCTCTAGTGCATCTTCGATGCCACCATAGATCTTACTCGTCTTGTCCTGTGGTTGGGTTTCTTGATTTTCCATCAGTAAATTCAGAATATATTTCGTTGAAACCGAAGTTATCATCTGCGTCAGCAGTGAATGGATCGGGTTGAACTTGATAACGAACCTCTCTAGGTGCTGTTGTATCTACCGCCATAGCAGTATCAACGATAGCAGTCTTGATAACCTTGCTACTAACATCAGTAACAGGTCCATAGAGATAAGTCTTAGCAGTAAATGCCAACGTGTAGATTAATGTTCTACGTGTTGTAAAATCTCCCTCATAGTCATCATCATAATTAACAGAGTTAAGTGTTACTGGGAAATCTTTTTTCTCACCAATAGCATCGACCAAGTTAATAGTTATATTAAACATTGGTTGAAATATTGGAAGAATTTGTTCTAAGATTTGTAATCCATCATCTTGATTTTTAGAAAGAATAGCAAGTTCAAAATCCACATTATATGGAACTGGCATAAAAGACTTTTTAGTCTTACTACCATCATTATTATCAACGTGTCTTATCACCTGAGTTGGTGATACCTTTCTAGTAGAATCATATGAAAATCCAGATATCTCAAAAGATATTCTAGGTAAACTGATTTGAGTTGATCTGTCAGTAGTAGTTCCAGCTTGTGCTAAACGTGCTAGGAATTTATCTTTAGGACCATATGCCAAAGGTACTTTCATAACCTCTGTCTTAGATCCACTCACACGTCTAATTTCGATATTGTTAAACAAAGTACCGAAACCAATAACCGTCTTACGAAATATCTCGTTGTATGAATACGTTCCTAACATTAACTAGAGCCTCCAATCTCTCCAAATGGATTTCCTTGTGAGAAGTCCAATATACTATCACCTTGTGTCTCAAAGAATGAGTTTTCATCAAACTCTGAGTTAGTATTATTTAGGGTATTATAGCTCGCTGTAGTATGTGCTGCCCCAGATGTCTGTCCAGTAACGGTTTCTGGGATTGTAAAGATACCCGATCTATTGTAAATTTGTAGTTGTCTTGTAGTAGCATCCCAAGACTTAACTTCAGCAGTTACGTTAGATGTACCACCAGCAATCTGTTCTCCAACTGTGTAAGTTCCTGTACCACCTGTAGCAAAGTTAAGAGTAATTGTTGTAGCAAAGTTTCTCTCTACTTGATCGATAGCATCCACACCTGTGTCGAAGTCTTCGTCGCTGTACTCGTATAGTTCACACTCTAGACCCCAAGTATGGATTTTACCTAACTGGAAGAATGGTTGTTCATACTGAACAAATTGTATTTGAAATAATTTTTGTGCTAGAGGGAAGTAAATCAAATCTCCTTCATTTGGTCTACCCTCTTGTACTAATGTAGCGTTATCATCAACAAGAGATGTGAATCTTGTTCTTGATATTATGAATGTAACTTTATCAGATATTCTTACACCAAACTTAGAAAATAAATCTCCATCTCCACCAAATCCTTCTACGTTCTCAAGATATGCTTCTATTAAATAAGCATCATCAAACTTAGATAATGAGTCCTCACCAAAGGCAGGATCTTCATCTACTATAACTCTGGGAATATAGTAAACATCCTGACCAAACATTTTGATCTGTTCTATGACCAGTTCTTCAACTAAATTTTGTTCACCACTGGTTCCGTGTGTGAAGTAAGAATTAGTAGGCATTATCCTATCATATCCATAGGTGGTGTTTCATATGTAGTTCTTAACTGTTCTTCTAACTTTTCTAGTTCCTCTACTGCATCACCATAAATCTTTTCACCATTAAGAGTAACTCCACCAGGTAACTGAACATTTTGGAACTTGGTCAAATTTTGACCCCAGTATTTTTTAATCATAGATGTAGCATAATCTTTAACCCACAAAACATTGTATATCTTAGTATAGTTCGCAGGGTCTATCGCACTGATACATTCCATAACAACATACTCACCTTCTCTCACATCAGTCAAAGTATCCATATCAATATACAACTTACCATCAGATGAATTAAACCTAGTTGGTTTCATTCCTTCTAGTAAGAAGTTAATAGTTTGAAGGTGTGTCTGAATCATATAGTAATGATGAAACTGTGTTGATGTAAAATCAAACAAGTCATTCAAACGTAACTGATATCTAATATCAAACATATTTGCAGTACCCTTATCTTGGAAAGTAAAGATACCGTTCACTGATCTAATATGATCTGGCATTATCAAATAGTTTGACTGTGTTTTAAATACAGTTCCTGTGTTTCCTGCTTGTAAAGTATCACTACCAGTTTCCTCAATATCTGCTTGGAATCTTGTGATATCTTCAGCAGTAAACTGATGCTTCATATACATTCTTTCAGAACCACCGTAATGATATTCCTGAAATTTTTCAATAGTATAATCTAAAGCATCATCAACCTGATCATCTGCTACGTTAACTTCTAGCACAGGTTTACCCAACCTACGCAAGGCATATTCTTTTAATGTTGCTTTTGAATTAGGGGCAGCCATTTAGTTAACTCCTTGCTAGTGCTAGTAGTGCAGTCTTAAGTTGTGCGACTGTTGTAATCGCAGCGTTATTACCAATCGCAACTAACTGAGTATAGATGTCATCTATGTCAGCATCGTTAGCGTCTGCCTTTGTACCTTGTGCAGCAGTAGCATATGCAGTAGAGGCAGTTGCAGCAGCAGTACCTAACGTAGGTTTACCAGTTAGGTCATTGTATGCTCCAGAGAATAATGTAGGTTTGCCAGTTAAGTCATTATATGCTCCACTGGTTGCTACAGTTGCTAAGTCACCTGGTTGTGTAGCAGATGCAGCAAGTGTTCCCTGTGCAGCAGTTGCATATGCTGATGAAGCAGTGGTAGCAGCAGATCCAAGTCCAAGAGTTGTCCTTGCAGCAGATGCTGATGCGTCATCAACTAATGTTAAACCAAATGTGCTGATAGCAGAAGCATCAAGTTTTCCAGTGATACCAGCAACAACACGAGCATCAGCACGTGCGTTAGTGTAATAAAGATTGGTTGATCCTTCAGATAGATCATCAGTATTAGCAGCTGCAATACGTGCATCTGCTCTAGCATTAGTGAAGTAAAGGTTAGTTGATCCTTCAGAAACATTATCTGTGTCAAACTCAGTAAAGTCTATTGCTAGATCAGCAGTAGTAAGTTTGATACCAGTTCCATATGTGAAGTGAGTTCTAGTTCTAGCAGCAGTTGTAAAGAGGTTAGATGAACCTTCAGTTACATTGTCTGTGTCAATGTCTGCCTGTGTAACTGATAGAGTTCCAGAACTATGTGTGATACCAGTTCCGTAAGTAAAGTGTGTCCTTGTTCTAGCAGCAGTTGTGAATAGATTTGTAGATCCTTCTGTTACATTGTCAGTATCGATCTGAGATTCAGTTACTGTTAGTTCACCACCAGCAGATAATGCAATACCATTACCATAAGTGAAGTGAGATCTTGTTCTTGTATTTGTTGTGAATAGATTTGTAGAACCTTCAGTTACATTGTCTGTATTGATATCACTCTGTGTTACAGAAATAGTATCTGTGTTTAACTGAATACCTGTACCATATACAAAATGTGTTCTTGTTCTTGCAGCAGTTGTAAAGAGGTTTGTAGAACCTTCAGTTACGTTATCAGTATTAATATCTACCTGTGTAACTGATAATGTGTAACTATTAGCAGCATCATCATATACCTTAGTGATACCAGTTCCAGCAGTAAATAAATTGTTTACTCTGTCATCTACACGTTCGTCTGTAAAGTATAGGTTAGTTGAACCTTCAGTAAGTGCATCAGTGTTGTGGTTTGCAATACTACCAACTTCAGATTCTCCGAAGGTAATCAAACCAGTAATGTTCATATTACCTTGAACTTCAAAGTTCGTAGTAGATATAAAGTTAGTTACTGATAAAGTGTTAGAGAATGGGTTGTATCTAAGGTTAGCAGAGTCAACGTGAACTGACTGATTACCAGTGTTTCCACCCATAAATGCAGGATAGAACAGTGCGTTGTTGTTAGTCTCAGTAACAGCAACCTGTGTTGCAGTATCAGCATTACCTGTTACGTCACCAGTTACATCACCAGTGATCTGACCTGTAACTCCAAGAGTTCCACCGAAGGTTACAGCATCGTCAACGTTTAATGTTCCCTTGATATCTGTGTTACCAGATGCAGCAAGGATAGATGCTTTAACTCCAGCAGCACCACCAACAGAGAAGTTACCACCAACGTATGCTTTCTTCTTAACTGATAAACCACCATCTGTAGATATAGATGCAGAAGCATCAGAGTATCCAGTAGAATCAGTTACGTTATCTGCTTGTACAAGACCAGCAAATGTAGCATTACCAGATGTGACATCTATACCACTGTTAAAGTCAGCATTACCATCTACGTTAAGAGTAGAATCGAAGTCAACTGGGTTTGTAACATCTAAAGTTCCAGCAATATTAGTATTACCAGATACAGATGCAACAGTAAATTTACTACTATTGATGTTCAGTGAACCACCTAGATTCAATGTAGATTGAAGTGTAGCAATACCTGATGCAGTAAATGTAGATAGGTTTGTGTTCTGTGTTACACCTAATGTTCCAGCAACAGTTGTATTACCAGTAGGACCATCAACAGTGAAGTTTCCTGCACCTACATTGAAGTCATCTCCAATAAATGTCTTCTTAGCAACTGCTAAACCACCAGCAGTACGAACTGAAGCACCAGTATCTGTGGCAGATCCAGCGTCAGCAGTGTTTGTTGCTTTGAATAATCCTTGAACTTCACCAACATCTTTAACAAGTAAATCATCATCAACAGTTAAGTCTGTGTATATTCTTGCACTTCCACCGATAGAAACGTTTCCACCTATTCCTGCACCACCTGTTAATCTAAATGCACCACCAGCAGAGTGAGAACCAGAACTTAAAGATTGTGCAGTGCTGTTTGTGGCAGTAACAATTCCAGTAACACCAAATGTGGATGTTATATTTGTTGCCTCATCTACGTCTAGTGTTCCATCAATTACTGTGTTACCAGATGCAGCAGCAACTGTAAACTTAGTAGAAGCAATATCAAAGTCACCAGATATGCTTGTAGTTCCAGCAACAGTTAAATTAGATCCTGATCCAACAATATTAACAGTAGAGTTGAGTGTTGCAATACCTGTAAGACCAAATGTTCCAGCAACAGTTGTATTACCAGTTACTGCGTCAACGTTAAACTTATTATTTGCAACTGCTAGATCATCACCAACATCAAATGTACCTGTGACATTTAAGTTACCACCAATATCTGCATCGTCAACAACGAATAAATCATCACCAACTCTAAGATCCAATCCAATTCCAGCACCACCACCAACAATTAATGTTCCTGTAGAAGGTGATGTTGCATTAGTTGTATCGAATAATTTGATAGAACCAGCATCAATACCAGATCTTGTACCACCAAATACTTCAGATGTGTTAGTTGCATTATGATATAGAGCAAATCTTGATTGTGAATCATCCCAACCAAAGAAACCTAATTTTGCTGAACCATCATAATATCTAAACTCAATACCACGATCTTTATTATCATCTGTGCTAGGTGCTGTATCTCCACCAAGAGTTAGAATAGGATCATCTAACTGAGTGGTAACTGTATTGATTGTAGTTGTAGTACCATTTACAGTTAAGTTTCCTTCAATGGTAGCGTTACCACCAACTTCTAGATCATTAGAACCAGAAAGGGTGACAGGTGCATTAAATGTGCTTGTAGCGTTGACCGAGAGGGCATCTCCTGACGCATCTCCAATAGTTGTTTGAGCTCCTGTAATGCTGAATTCACGGTTGAATACTGCATCTCCGTGGACTGTAACTGTTCCAGCAGTTGCTGAACCCAAACCACTTCTACCAGCAACGACGTTACCAGCAGGACTGACACTAAACTCAACGTTATCAGTACTTGCTTTCTTACCAACGTATAGGTTATCCCCGATGTGAAGATCAGTAGCAATACCACCACCGCCAAAGGATCTAAAGTTAGATGAGTTATCTTGTGCATAGTTAGGAGTATATGCGGCTGTTACACCAGTTCTGAACTTATAACGAACTCTTAAGAAGTTCTGTGTGTTGAATGTCTCGTTAGATGAACCTTGGTCTTTCTGATTTATCTGTCCGTTGATGTAAATATCACTATTGAATAGTGTATTACCTTCAATATAACCACCACCATCTAATCTTAGAGCACCATAGTCACTACCTGTAATTATATAATTGTTATTTCCATCTGTGCTTATTGTTGGAGTATCAGTACTTTCAAAGTGAATTAAAGATGCAACATTTAATGATCCTTCTATATCTGTATTACCAGATGTACTTTGTACTACAAATTTATCAGCAGATCCATTATTTAATTTAAAGGTCTTACCAGTTGTATCAAGTATGATGTCATTATGGAATGTAGAAATGCCATCGACATCTAATATGTTGTTTAGAGTTGTAGCTTGATCTACATCAAGGGTACTGTTGAATGTAACACCACTGTCTACATCAAGAGTACCATCTGTATGTGTGTTACCGTTGTCAGAATCTACATCAAATACACTGACACCAGCAGCAGTTTGAATATCAAATTTCTTATTATCTGCTTTTATGATTACATTGTCAGTTATAGTTGTTTCTAACTGAACATCTAATGTACCTTCAATAACTGTATTACCATTATCTGTATCAACTGTAAACTTATCTACACCCGCAGCAGTTTGTATTGCAAATTCTTTGTTATCTGCTTTAATAATTACATTATTATTAATTTCTGATTGACCTGCAATCGTAACAGTACCACCAACGTGTGCGTTCTCGGAAAGTCCAAGTCCACCAGTTACAACTAATGTACCAGTTGTAGTTGATGAAGCACCTGTGTTTGTTGTTAGTCTGAGATTACCAGCGATGAGAGCAGCGTCTGTACCAGTAAATACTTCATTGGTGTTAGTGGCATTGTAGAGGAACCTAAAGCCACCAGTGCCATTCCAGATATTAGAGTCTGCGTAACTTTCGTCCCATCCATAAAAACCTACCCTTGCTTGTGTATCATAATAAGAAAACTCTACACCACGATCCTTGTTATCATCTGCAACAGGAGCAGTGTCACCACCTAGAACCATAATTGGATCATCGATAGTTACAACAGTAGAGTTAACTGTTGTTGTAGTTCCATCTACTTGTAAGTCACCACGAATCTGAACTTTACCAGTTGCAGCATCGTCGTCACCTGGATCCAAGATCATAGTAGTAGCAGTGCTACTAAGAGTATCGTCTTGGAATTGGAATCCTTCTACATTAACACGATTTGAAACATTTGTCGATGATATTGTTATGTCTTCGTCTGCTGTAATGTTAATACTAGCAGTACCAGCACCAGCGTTGTTTGAAATAATATCAAGCGTTCTATCAGTAGAGGAAGAGACATTGTGATGAATTTTAAGTGAACCAGCAGTCCTCTCAATAGTTTGTAGAGGAGTGTTACCTGGTCTGTCAAGTTTTATAAAAGCACCACTTATATTTGTATCGACATTGATATCTACTCCACCAGCATTACTATTATCGGTGTTATTAGCACTGAAGAGAAGACCACCAGAAGTGCTATTTACTTTTACATAATTAAGATAATCAAATCCTGTGTGTGCAGTGGAAGTTGTTAGTTCATTATCTAATTCAAAATCTTGAACTGTATTTCCATCAGTAAATGTAATTTTATTATTCTGTAACTGAGTATTATCAACACCCATTGCAGCAATGGTTACGTGACCATTAGCATCTACATCAAAATCTTCTTGTGCAAATGATGCAAGACCTTTCTGTTCAGTTCCTTCAGCAGCACAATATCTCCAACCATTTGCATCACCTGTGCTATGAGTAGGTGCTCCACCACCAGCAGAAATAGTTTGAATAGCTTGATATACCTTAGAAGCATTTGCAATTATGGCATAACGAGCATATGTAGTTCCAGCATCATAACTAGCATACTTAGATCCTTCTACTGCTGTAGCAATAGGTACGTTCTCTGCTAGTGTAATACGACCATATCTATCAACACTAAACTTGGTTGTGTTAACAGTTTGTGTACCATAAGGTTCTGAGTTACTACCAGCAGCATTAACAGATGTTAATGATTCAACGTTATATGAACCAACAACAACTGCTGTGTCAGCAAGATCAATGAATGGGTTCTGTGAACTACCATCAGGTACTGTAAATATAATTCTTCCCGCACCGCCAGTTAACTGTCTAGTGGTTATATTTCCTTGAGATACTCTAGCAAGTAAACCAACTGTAGATAGTCCTGCTAATGATGTTAAGTCATCATCTAATGGTTGAGCATCAGTAATACCATAGTTTGCAAGTGTAGATGCAAGTTCAGCACCAATAACCCTACCTTGTGAGTTAACCCTAACACGAGTGTATAGATCACTAGCATCAGGATCAGCAGGATTATAATGTGGAAGTGTTGTTATTAATGATAAGTCAGTTGTTAATGTAAGGTTTGATGATCCATCAAAAGAACCTGATCCAGTAACCTGACCAGCAAGTTGAATTTGTCTAGCGTTAGCAAGACGTGTGGCAGTTGCAGCGTTACCAATAACTGTTGCAGTTATAGCACCAGCTTGGAAGTTACCATCAGCGTCTCTTTTTACAAGTGTATTAGCAGCGTTTGATTCTGTTTCTAGTGGTCTCTCATATCTTAAACTATTCCACGGAGTTACTCCATCCCCGATTTTAATACGTGATGTATCAATTTCAATACCAAGTTCACCCTGTGCCAAGATAGGGTTGATGTTTGCCCACTGTTGAGCACCATCACGTCTTAATTGAATTCTATTTGCCATTGGTTATGGTATCCTACATTTCGGACAATATGCCTCCAAGATATTTATAACCGTTAAAAAGAGACCTTTCGGTCTCCTCTTATGTTATGCTCCCCCTGCTTCAACATTGTCAACAGTAGGTTCACCATCTTTGAGGATGTACTCCAGCGTTTCTATAGCACCTTGGAGTTTTAGTGCTTGTTGTTCATTCTGTCGAATCTTCTGAGCCATCTGTTGGTTCTCATCGACATATGCTTTTAATCTAGTTTTGAAATCAGAAAGTAGTTTTTCCTGATCTACAGTTTCAGGTGCGTCAGCAGTCATTTGTTTAATAAAGATTGTTTAATTAAGTTTTTCAACTCAGATAATTCTGATTTTAGCACATCCATATCTTTTTGCATAGTTTCGATTTTGAGATCTTTCTCTTGTCGTCTCTTAGCAGCAGATCCTGGAGGGGTTGCTTTTGTATTTAGTATGGCACCAGACTTGGTGTCTCGTACTAAATCAGGTTTACCTTTTACGTGTTGAAAGTCAGGTTTCTTAGAGGTCACTTAAAGCTAATACACGAAGGTTTTTAATTTCGGGTACGTATGCTTGGTTTCGAGATGTCATAATAATTTTAATCTGAGCAGCAGTGAATTCAGCACCTGTATAGGTGTATTCTAAATCCCTGAGAAGATATGCTTCAGTCTTTTGAACTGTCTTATCTTCCAATCCGTTTCCGTTAAAATATATATACCCTATTTCATCGAAAGTAATAGACGCACCAACAGGTTGTATACGATACATAACGTGAATTTCAGTATCAGGATGTCTCCATCCCTCAAACTGAACCTTCAAGGTATTCGCTGGATTCAGTAAGTTCATAGTCTTACTGATGTAAACAGCATCATTCTTATCACCACTTCTTTGCTCTGCGTTAGAATTAGCAGGATCAATCTGGTTGATTCTATTAGAAGTTGTAATTAATGAACAACGATCTGTATCAACCACAGGTGACAAGTTAGCGTTAGTTGAACTCATTAGTAAGTTCATAGTCAATGACTTAGAACCACTTAGTTTTGCATCTTCGTTAACTTTAGAACATACCAATTTAGGGAATGTCATATAGTTATCTTCGTTTGCAATACAGTCTAAGTACACACCATCATTAATGAATGATGCTTCACTTACGTTTGCACCATTAAGTATGGATGTAGCAGAGACTGCGTTCAATCTAGGAATAATTTCCGTTTCAGGGAAGTTATTCATCTCAAGTTGTGGATAGAACTGTTCAAACTGAATGTTTTGTGTAGCAGTAACATCTTCACCACCATTCTGAACTCCATTTGTAGATACAGATGTGACTGCAACCTTATATGAGTCAAGAGTTGGTGAACCAATAGCAGTGTGTAACTTGTTAATTTCTGTTAGAGGAATACCATCTAAGTTATAGCACTCAATAATACTTGTATTACTATGTGCTAACGCAGCAGTTCCAGCTTTACCACGAGAACCAGAAGGTAATGTAATAATCTTACCGTCAGTTGATATATTACTATACTCAATAATTTCAAAATGTTTCTGACTAATTTCAGGATCACGAATAATAATGAATCCAGTGTTACTTGTCGCAACAGCAGCACCATTGATCGTTGTATGGAACGCTGAAGCATCTTGAACGTGTAACTGGAAGGTTCCTGAAACCGCATCCGCAGCTGTAATACCATTTGTATGATATGCAGAGTCAATGATTGTAGGAGCAACTTCTGAAATTACACCTTCTAGTCGTACATTATTAGCAGTATCGTGCATACAATGGTTAGCGTGCATCACTTCGATCTCAGTAGCTTGGTTAAAGTATGAGATAGGAGCAGCAGGATAATCGTTGATATCATCTCCTGTTGCTGTTATACCACCAGCAGCGATAGTTCCTGATCCAGTTGTAGCACCACTTGTTGTTTGTGTTATAGCATCACCCACAGTGAACGTACCTGTAACAGATTTAATTGAAACAACACCAGTTCCTGAATTAAATGCAGTCACCATACCTGATGCTCCTGAACCGTTTGTTATTGTATTGTTTGCATCGAATGTACCTGTAACACCAGTCAGTGTAATATCAGCAAGTGATCTAGAAGATACAAGTCTATAGATGTAACTAGCACCAGATGCAACACCTTCTCTAAAGGTTCCTGCAACGTCATCTACGATGATGTAAGCATTAGATGACCCTTGTACACCTTGTACAACTTGTCTGATGATAGCAGACGGTACAGGGGATGTATCAGTCTGTGTAATCTCAGCACCAATAGTAAAGTTTGCTTGGTGATCAGAAAGAATAATCTTAATCTCTGGTTTTAGAGTTCTGATTGGATTTGCTCTTAGTTGAGAAATACCACTGTTACCTATAGCAAGTTCAGCATTATTGAATACAGCAGTACCTGTTGAGTTAGCAGTAAATTGTGCTTTATATAATATGAATTTTAAATCTTCATACTGGTCAGCAGTCCAAGTAGATGCGTTCTGTGATTTGAATAGAACACCAGCATAGGGTTGTTCAGAGATCGTTCTGTCATTAGTAACATCATCCTCACCCATTCTTGATATCCAGAGTTTGAATTCGTTAGAGTCAGAAAGAACAACTAAACAGTATTCTCTATTTTCTGTAACGTATACAGGTGAATCAAATGTAAATTTAGTAGCGACTGTTCCATTCTCAGATAGATTGATCTGTGAAGGTAAAAGTGTAACGTCAGAGAAAGCAAGAACTTTAGTGGTTGGATAACCATTTGCCATCTCTCTAACCTGTACTGATACAGGAATTCTCTCATCTCTTGTATTGAAATATAACTCACAACTTGTTAAGAATGCACCACCTTTAGATTCAACCAAGAATGATTGTGCAAGAGGGTCATACCAACCTGTGTCTCTAGTTACGTTACTTGTAGTATTATTAACAGTTCTATCTTGTGTAACTGTATCTCTTACAATATCAGCATTTCTAACAGCAAAGATTGTTGTCTGTTTAGTTTCAATAACACCTGACGCAACATAGTTAGCAGATGCAGCAGAGTCAACTTGACCTGGTACTCTAGAGTCAGTATCTGATGTAGTAAGTCTTACAACACGTGTACCTGTAGCAAATCTTGGGTTAGTTGATACACGTGGATTTGGTACCCACATAATACCTTCCATATCACCGTTAGTGTTTGCAACTAAACGTTTTGTCTTAACAACAGCACGAGCACCAGATGTTTGTCCTACAAGAATCTCAGTTTCCTGTGGATTACCATAATATGCACCAGCAACTGTTTCTGACATTGTTTTAGTATCAATGTTTAAGAAACCTGTTGTAGAAGCATAAGATGTTGGAAGATCAGATCCATCATAAGGTGATTTACCATCATCAAATCCTGTCTCAGGACTTACAATTTTTAATCTACATCCAGATGTTTGACCTATAACAGTTTCATCAGTAACAAATGGTGTGTTATTTGTACGACTATCATCAACTGGGTTCTTAATAACTTCAATCAATCTTGGTGTAGTGTAGAAGTTTACATCTACATTATCGATGAAAGCATAGAATCTTGTATTTGGTTTTAGACGTTGAATCTTAAACGCAATGTTTCTTGATCTAATAAAAGGTATTACTGTTTTTTCTAAAGTACGATCACCCATATTCTGACGATCAATTCTAGGTGTAACTCTACTTCTGATACCAGAACGTGACTGGTTACTTACAGTGTTTGTAGTTGTTGTAGTAATTCTTCTAATATATGGCCACCTACCTCTTCTCATAGTCTGTGTATCAGATCTACTAGAAGCAGAAGACCAGTTTGTTCTCCAAGAGTTCCACTGTGTTGGAATAAATCCAGTGTTTACATCACCACCAAGACGTTGGATACTAGCAGTAAAGTCACCTTCAATATTAACAACTCTATCTGGTACTCTACGTGTATCAACCCAGTCATCAGAAGATGGATATAAATCTAATCTACCAATATAAGCAAACACGTTGAATGGGTTTACATTCTCAACTCTAGAAGCATATGGTTGAACAATAAATGTACTTTCAACATATGGAAGTGTTAAAGTTCCTGTTGAATGAAGAGTAACACTACTAGATGCAGTGGCATTATATTCTAGAGGTACGTTCGTTGTATAATGGGACGCACGCATATTACCATCAGCAAAGTCTAGAGCACAAGCAAAGTCTTCGTGTGTTGATTCAGCTGAGTCAAAACTTGTAAAATTATCTACAAGGAATCCGTTTTTAAATTTATCAAAACCATCACTATCTTTGATAGGTAGAGATGCAGTTTCAAGTTCAAGAAGTGATAGTGAAGTATAATATTCTAAGTTATCAACTCTTCTTTCAATAAGACCGATATCACGCATAGTAAATCGTCTATTGTTTTCTCTAACAATATGAACTCCTTCAGGACCATATCCATATGGTTCGTGATATAAAGTAGCAAGTAACATTGCATTATCAATATTACCAGGTACATCATCTGCCTCACCAGGTATACCCTTTGCAACTTTGAATCCTTGCTGGTCTGTTAAGAATAACTTATCAATTCTTCCAACATAATAATCATAGTCACAACGGAAATCTGATTCTGGTTTTGGAATATCAATAACCGTGGCGTTATTTGCAACACCACCTGAAGCAAATCCTCTATCTTTAAAGTCTAACGATGCACAGTTAACATAGTATGGTGAACTAACAGTTCCTGATCCAGATAAAACTGGAGTAACGGCAGGACGGAAATCAAGAACATCTCTGAGCTCTCTTGTTTCACCAGCAAATTTAATTGATGGAATATCTTTATAATCAATACCAACGTATGACTGTGATGCAAAATAGTCACCTGTTGCTTCGTGTGTGAATCTGTCAAAAACTATCATCAATTTACGAAGAGGTGCACCAGCAGCAGCAAACTTAATTAGTTTAGATATGTCATAATAATGACCTTGCTGGTTAGGATCTAAGTAAAAGCTATCTGTAATATTACGAGAACCATTATTAATTGATCCATCAGCATCATTAATAAGACCACTAATTATATTACCATTAGCATCGAAACCTTGTACAGTTTCACCAAGTGAGAATAGACTTTCATTTTCATATACAAAATGACAAACATATGAAACAGAGTTAAAGTTTACAACACGTGCCTTTGCTTTAGATGTCTGTCCTTCAATAATTGTACCTTTGTTAAAGATAGTCGCTGCTTGCATTGTCAAGTTTGGAATAACAGCAGCATTATCATCATTTGATTCATATACAGCGTGTATATTATAAACGTCTGTAGATCCTAAAGATATTTCTTCATCTTCAATACGAGTTCCATACAATGATCCGTATGTCAAACCATATTTAACATTATCAGATGAGTTAGCAGTTTTCTCTACCTTCATACATTCCATCTCAGTTGCATTTTTAAGTTTCTTCTCAGCTGAGTTTTTAGAAACTGATGCAACTAAACGTACTGTATTTACACCTGTAAGACCAGATACTGTTAAGGAAGTTCTCGGTGTACCTGTGCTATTAAATGAGAGGTTGCTTTCGATGTCGATAAGTGTTCCTGCGGTTGGTGCGAGTTCCACCAAGGCGTAATGATCTTTATCATATGCCAAAAACTGTTCGTCTGCTGGTAAGGAAATAGTAAAGTCATTTGCTCCTGTAACTGTAATGTCGTCAAATGAACGTGCAACTATCGCAGATTCATCTGAGATGGACTTGATTGATTCTTTGGGCATCTCAATCATTAAATCAGCAGTTTCTCTATCATAGATTTGTGGTCTTTGACGAACCATAAATCCATAATCTCCTGCTGGAATATTGTTACCACTATAAGTTGCTGTAGTTGCACTTGTTAGATTGTTATCAATATTTGTTCCTGATAAGTTGATAAGATCAATGTATAACGTATTGCTATTGTTAAACGTTAATTGATCACCTGGTCTGAGGTCTAAAGTAAAGTTAGACTGTGTACCAGTAATAGTACCAGTACCACCACTAGAACTAACATTAAAGTTAGATCCAAGAATGATTGTTTCTTGATCTAATAAGAAATCACCAGCAAAAATAACTGCATTAGTATCAGGATCTTTACCGATCATTCCTTTAGCATCAGTTATTTCGTGTGTAAATGTTTCAACAACAGTTCCAATTTCTACACCATCTCTCTCAATAACTTCACCAGTTTTAAACTGTCCATATGACTGATACAATTTAATAAGATCAACACCATTATAATCTGCCTCTACAAATGCTTTTGCTTTAGAAGTACGTCCTCTAATAACGTGACCTTGTGCTACTGTTACACTTTGACTTAACTTCATCAAAGTTAGTGGTTGTAGATCAAATACGTATGCTTTGAATACTGTAGAAGAAGATGTTACGTTAGTACCATTGTGATATTCATATGCAGCAACACGACCATAACCAATAATATTACCAGTTGCAGATAAAGATCCATTAGGTTTAACATCTCTAAATTCAACAACTTGATAGTTTGATGTAATACTGTTTCCGTTTACAATAGGAGAACCCTTCACATTATTCATCAGCATATAATTGCCGAGTTCAAATGGAACAATAGAGTTCTGTAATGCTATACTTGTTCTTGATTTTTCTAAATCTACAAAAGTAGGAACTAGAGTTTCAGATTCATAACCTCTTACATATGCCTTTCCAGGTCCAACTTCAATAACATAATATGCTTCTGATGCTGTTATACCACCAGGTGATGTTGCACCTTGTAAATATACACCACCATTTGCACCATCATTCTTATGTTCTCTAATACGAACATCAAAGTCACGAATAGTATAATCACCAGACTCATCAAATGTTCTTCTTGCAAGTTCTCTTGCTAATTCATTATATGCTGAACGTTCTACAAAAGTTTCAATCTGAGATTGATTGATTCTTAAAAGTTCAATAAAGTTTTTATCTGTATCATCATCGATAACTTTCTTAACTAGAGAAGTTCTAATTCTAAATCTATGACCACCTGGTGCAGAATAGTTAGATGTACCTGTGGCATTATCGTTTAGATTTGGATCGTCTTCTGGAGTAACAATAGATTCAAAAATTTCAAGACCAACTCTATACGAGGGATTGTTAGAGTATTGATCAAGAATAATTGTTTGTGCAGAGACATCAACAAAATATCCACGAATGAAATATACACCATTAGCAATCGTTGCAGTAGAACCTACAGCAGTAGAGTTAGTAGGTAACAACTGTGCAAATGGAGTTCCAACTTCGATAAGTGAGTTACCATAAGTTATTTCAGTCTCAGATATTAACTGCTCGTTATTTACAAATGTTCTTTCAGTAGATTCATCACCACCAGATGTTAGATACTTAACATATAATGTGATATATCCACGAGATGATTCTGTTGCTGGAATTGAAGATATAACTTTTGCTTTTACACCTGTAGTTAAACCACTTATAATTGTTCCAGTTAAATTAGTTCTATATTGCTCAACATCTGCTCCTAAAAATGATCCTTGAAGTAATACTGCTTTTGCATCTAAGTCATAACCTATTTGACCAGGAATGACCATCGAGCCATCCTTGAACATATGAGTACCAAAAGATTCAATCTGATTCTGCATCAAAGATTGCAGAGTTGTTAATTCTCTTGCTTGAATCGGATAACCAGGACGAAATAGAACTCGATAAAAGTTATTTGCTTTATCGAAATCGTCGAAGTATGGCGATATGTTCAGATTGGTATTCTGTGGCATTGTTTTAGAACTCTACTACGATCTTGATGTCTTCAATTTGGTCTCCAGCACGAGAGATTGCTCTCCTATTGTCTATGTAGATGACTTTTCCAGAGTCCTTTTTCACTTCTGGTTTTGCATATCCAGATGTGAACGACATACCTAGGTCATATTCCGTGTTGTTTATAACACGTGTTGCCTCACCAGGAATAATAGGGAAGTTAATATCAGGGTCAGCAGAAGTACCAGATCCTGAACCTACAACTGTATTACCTCCATCAAATACAGTTTTGTTACCAGAAATTTCTGGGAATATACCATCAACTCTGTTTTGATAATATTTCAAAACTTTAGTTGTTGAGTTCCAAGAAACAACTCTACCTCTAGCAGTCACCTGTTGACCACCAATAGTACGAGTCTGTGTAATAATTTCATCCGTGTTGAATGAACCTGTGAAATCTGGAGAAAATATCACAGCGTTTGTAGATGATAATGTAATAGCATCTGCAAGTTCTTCAGTACCGTATTTAAGTGGATTCAAATTTAATCCAATACGTCTGTAATCGTTATCAGTTGGGAAGTCACCTGATCCTTCATCGTAGGTAAACTTCGTGTTAATCATCACACGATATCCACCAAGTTCGATTGCTGGATCAGATCCGTGTCCACCTTTCGGAGGAATGATTACGTCAATAGCACCACCACTACCTGTACCAGCACCAATACCATTAATCTCATCAATAATAACTTTACCGAAGGAATAATTAGATCCTCCAGAGGTTACAGTAGCGTTTACAATACGTCCACCATCAACCACAACTGAGATTCTTCCACCAGTACCATCTCCTTTTACAGGGATGTTTTCATATGTACCGTTGTTATATCCAGAACCAGATGATTGGATAACAACTGTATCAATTTCACCACCAACAGCATCAGATATAACAGCAGTATCAGTCAACACTGGCATATAATCACCAGAGAAGAATTTCAAAACCTGACCAACAGGGATAGTAAACATATACTTCCAACGATAACCATCAGCAGTCGTGATAATAGATGTAGATGTACCTGTCGGCTCAACCGTTGATGGTTTACCATTCGGATCTGAGGGCGATGTTCCATTGTAGATACATTTATATGCTTGATATGAACTGTTTACAACGTAGAAATCTGCGTCATATAATTTAGTAGCACCAGAAGATGCAGTCTTACTAGATGAATAATCGTGACGATACATATCGTACACATAACCCAAACCACCAGTAGTTTGTTCTGGGGGTATCCAGTCAATACGACGTATAACCTGTACAGCGTCATTCGCTAGAACACGCTTCATTGAGATCATATCATCATATGAGTCAGAGAACTCCTGAAATGAATCAACAGGGGTTGGTGGATTGTTTTCGTTGTCCCATTCTTGGGGTCTACCAATAAAAACATACAAGCGATCTCTGTTTGCACCAGCAGCTATGTCACTCTGGTTCTTATCAGGACCTTCGAGTGATTTGATGAACTTCTCCGCAGTGAATATTCTAAATTGGTCAGTTAGTAGTGCCATATGACTGCTATTGCCTTCCTTTTATTTATACTAGGTTTAATCAGGTTCATTGCGAACTGAGGAAGGATAGTAAATTTGTTGTATCGTTCCTACAATTCCAGACCCATTACCTGTGATTGTTTCATTATTATTCCACAAGAAATTACCAGAATTTCCCACAGTTGAACCTACTGATAAGGTTTTTGTTGTTGCATCCCAAGCGGTAACAATACCAGTGATACCAGTGATAGATCCTACAACTGTTTCACCTACAGTATAGTTACCTGTTGTATGTGAACGGAATAAGAAATCTACTTGTGCAACGTGTACATCTCCATCACCTAATGAACCCGCAACGGATACTGTAGGTGACAATGGAGGATTTGAACCATCAGCCATTTGGTCTCCAACAGCAAACAATGTTGTATTGGTACCACCTAATGTTTCCTCAATACCATATAATGATGATGCTATACCACCATCTAGATTTATCTCTCCAGCAAAATCAGTACCAGTATTGATCAAATCAGGTATACCATCACCAGCACCTTGAAGTTCTGCAATATCTTCAAAATCTTTATCAGATATTGAACTGATAGGAACTGTTAATGTAACTATAGTTGATCCTGCTGAATCAATAATGTTATGTGGTTCAACACCAGTTTGAGTAGATGATGCAACACCAGCATAAAAGTCAATAACCTGAGATTTAATTTGAGATGAACCACCATCAATAAATGCTAGTTCGTCAACTTCAAATGTCAGATACAATGCTCTTTCAGATGGTATCCAATCATATACCCTAGCAATTTTATTACCAGAACTTTCATTAGTTCTGACAACTCTATCACCAACAAAGAAATTATATCCTGATACATTATTAGCATCTGCAAGTGCATCTAATGTCACTTTTTGATCGTACCTAAAGTTTAGTGCACGGTCACAACCAGTAAATGATGTACCTGTCTTACCTGTATATCTTATTACTTCTCTTCCAATTAATATTTTTCCTGAACCTGGATATGGATCAGTTGTTTGAACATATATTGTTTGATCATTCTCATCAACATTTGTTAATAGACCAGTAATATCATATATCGTAGAGTTAAATGACTGTCTATTTCTTGATGTTTTAGTTAAGTTTGTATTTCTAGTAAAGAGAACTGAAGGAGCAGTTGAATATCCACCACCAGGATTAGTAACAGAAATATTAGTAATAGCACCAAGATCAACAGTTGCTAGTGCTTTACCACCAGATCCACCACCACCATTTAATAAAATAACAGGAGGTGTCTCATAAAATTCACCTTGATTTGATATATTAATTGATTTAACAATACCAAATTCATTAACGTCAGCAACACCTGTTGCACCCTGTCCACCACCACCAGATACAATTAAGTTAACGTCACCTATTTCATAATTAGATCCAGCAGTTTCTAATGATAAACCCGTTACAAGACCCGTAACAGGACGTAGTTCAGCACCAGATCCACCACCACCTTGAACTGTAGCAGTTACAACGTCTGAAAAATATTCATCTCCATTAGATAAAACCTGAATGTATTGAATTGATCCAGCAGGAGCAAATACATTACCATTAATATCAATTTGATCTGTCTCGAATAATATTGCTTTTGCTTTTGCACCTGTACCATTTCCAGCAGTTTCTATATTAATTCTAAATGGATCATATCCTTCACCAGGATCTAATACTTTTACAGCAGCAATTTGACCATTAACAATTATGGGTTCTAGAACTGCCTCTCTAATAGGAGTTCCACAATTACCAATAGTTAACTGAGGTGGGTCAGACTGGTTATAACCACTACCGCCATCCACCACAAAAACATCTCTAACGCCAAATATAGAATTAAAGAGTGGTTCAATTACTGCACCTTGTCCTGGGACTGTTCTTGCCATTTAATCATTTGACTGTGATTGTACCTATCATTGCAGGGTGTGCTGTGCATTGATAGTAAAGGGTGTTTGGAGCATCGAATGGGACTGTCCAAACTTGAAGTGCTGTTTTACTTCCTGAAACACCACCTGTATATTCTGAACCTTGATCAGAAACTCTGAGTTCTAGTGGATGACCACCAGCAGCATTCTTAAGATCATAAGTGAATCCTCTATGAACTACAAGAGGACCATTAGCAGCATTACTTGCAGAGCCAGGTCCATTTACTATGTAATTCGTCATACCATTATTAGTGAATACATATAAAATTGTTGGAGATGGTTTGTAGATAGTAGAGTTATCGTGTCCTTTAATAATAGAAGAACCAGCAGGAGCATTGTTCAACTGAGAACCAATACCACCACCAATCTCATTAAATCCACTACCATTATCAACTTCAAGATCACCATTAGTACCAATCTTCATTTTTTTGGTACCAATATTAATTGTACCGTTAGCAGGAAGTTCTAAGTTTCCGTCAGTGTCAACTTTTAATTTACGTGCACTTGTACCGAAACGTAGTTCTCCATCTGGAAGTGTTAAGTTACCAGATGAATCCATACTAATTTTATTAGTAGTACCAAACTGAATATCTGTACCAGCAGCAAGAATCAAGTTATCACTACCATCAAATGATAGTTTTTTATTTGCACCACTACCAAATTTAATTTCAGCAGACTCTGGAATCTGTAAGTTACCAGAACCATCAAATTCAATAGTATTGCTACTACCAAAATCTAATTTTTGTCCTGTTATTGAAACTGTACCTGTTTCATCTTCACTTAACATCTTATTGACAGATGTTATATGAACAGGGTTTGTGGTTGATAGTTCCTGAGATTGGTTTGCACCAGCAGCAGTAACAGTAATAAAACCACGTGCACCACCGTTTTCAGCAGTAAATGATGCAAAATCAACCTCTGCCTTTGCACCAGTTGAATCTTCAATATGCAACTTAGTACCAGCTGTCATAGCACTAAAACGAGTTCTGAATTGTTCTTCTTGTGTTGAGTCTTCAGAAGATAGTTTTGATGATACAGTTCTAGTTGCACCTGTGTTAATACTTTCTACAGTATGTGTTTTCTTCTTCTTTCTTTGTAATTCTTGTGTAGTTGGATCTGCACTTATAGCAGTATCACCCAAGAAGATAGATGCGTTTGTAAAATAACCATCACGGAATCTTAGAGTTGTAGATCCAAGATCAAATGTATTATCACTATTAGGTAAGAAGTGAGTATTTACAACAACGTTACCAGAACCATTATTGGTTAGGTTAGTAATTGATGAACCACCGCCACCACCACCTTGTAGATCGTCGCCTGGCTGCCAGCGAGCATTTGCAGTATTCCACTTAAGAACCTGTCCGTTAGTAACCCCACTAACGTCCACGTCTGTCAGATTAGATGCAGCAAGTTGTCCTTCAGTAAATACTGAACCGTTCCATTTTAGGACTTGGTTTGTTGATGGTGATCCAATGGAAACTTGTAGGTTGGTGTTATCGCCAAGATAGGTATATAACTCGTTTATAACATTATTGAGTTTTATAGCACCGTCTCTCAGGGTATCACCTGTTCCATCATTGGCACTTACACCAATATTAAGATTCTGTTTAGCCATAGTAGGGGGGTTATTCTACGTTTTTATTTATGTAAGGTCGAATTCATAATTAGTTGCGTCAAGTCTAATATTATTTCTAGTAAAGTCTGGGTTATTATTGTCCCTATCAAAAGGAACTGAAGTCATATCAAATTTACCGACATTACTGTCCCACTTCAAAATACCAGATGTATCTTGTTGACTCGTTCCACCTGTTACGGTGAGGATTGCTAAGTTACTTGAAAGAGGTGAGTTAGATGCTTGTGTCTGTTCTCCAACAGGACCTATACACACACATCTATACCTGTAACCTGACATAAACGCTTGTGCTACTACTTGTAAGGAAGAGTTATTCTGTCCTGTAAGGTTAGCCCAAGTAAATCCACCATCGGTAGATACTTGCCACTGGTAAGCAATAGTACCAGCTTCAGGTTCAATTACAGCAATCAAACTAAAAGTTTGTGTACCACCATCAGCAATAGTTGCATTGGTAGGTTGATTTGTAATTACCAGACTAGGTGTTTGTGGTGTGCTACTACCTCCTTCACTTTCACCTCCACTAGCAGGAGGTGCACCAACACCTTGGTTGCTAGGTATATTTAGCGTCTGTTTTGATGAAAGACCAAATATGTATGGAAACTTAGGAGTTAGGTAACGATTTGGAATTACAGTAATGGTACTGGTTCCAGACATACCCGAATGGAATTGACAAAAATAATATAAATGTGATGGTGCAGTTTCGCCAACTGTAATTTCCATATAAGCACCAGCAGTACCAGGTGTACCCACTTGAGTAACACCTGATGTGTATGTAGTACCAGCACCGTGAAAACCATCAGATGCGTCAGATAATAATAAATTATGATTCAGGATGGAAGGATCAGAAAGTATGAACTTATATGTACTACCTTTAATAAATGTTAAGTTTGGATAAAGTGTTCCATCAATTCTATATTTGTTACCATCAGTTTCATTTGTAACTGTTACTACGTACTCTTTAGTCTCAGTTTGATCTTCCCATACTGTTGTAAAGTATGCAAAGGTTCCACTTGGAAATTCTGGAGTATTACAGAAACGACCATTATAAACATCTAAATGTCTACCAGATGTATCAGCATTATATTCATAATCTTCCATCAATGCTCCTAAAGGAGGATTAGCAAAAGTTGTACCATATGTAGGACGACCAGTAGCAATACTGGTTTTCTGTTGATATCCAGTTTTCATAAGAACAACTGGAGATGTATTATCTGTAGGTAAATGATATCCGTAAGGTCCATATACAGGATAACCATCAAATGCAAATCCTAAAATTTTAGAATGCCCATCAGGGTGACGCATATTATCCTGTCCATACTGACTCTGACCATAATAATCATTGTAAGAACCCATAACTTGATTTGTTTTCCAACAAGTCAACATATCAGCATCGTGATAATGATATTGTCCAGATGCTTCAGGATGTCCACCACAACCATCCTCACCAAATGTCACCATTGCGTCATCACCAGCAGAAACCCAATGGAATCCTGAAGGAGGTTGACCAACAGTGCTGCTAAGATTTAATTGATTACCTTGTCCTGTGTGATAATGACACCAATAATGAAGTGTTGATGGTGCATTACTAGGTACTACCCAAGTTATTGTACGTGTAGTAGCAGAGGTAAACTGCATAACGTACTCCATCATAGTTTTAGTAACACCATCTAACTTATAAGTGACACCCATCATATAATGATCTCCACCAGCTAACTCTCCATCACTAGATGTACTGAACATCATTGGGTGGTGCATAGCATTGTAATTAGCATTAGATGTTGCTGATTGATCAAAAGTATATGTTGCTCCAATCTTAATATCAAATGCTGGTTTTTCTATACCATTAAAATAAAATACACCTGTAGATTGTCCACCAACACTATCTACACCTACTGTAACTGACACATTATATGCGTCAGGACCATTGGCAGCACTAGAATTGTATATTGCAACTCCATTAGCACTTAAACCAATAATTCCTACTGGTGTTGAACCAGAAGCAGTTGTATTTTCTCCACCCCTATACAAGAAAGAATGGTTAAAAGTATATGCTGCTGGTGTATATGGATTACTTACATTAGGAAATGTGCCATAAGACACAGGAGTTGGCATCCCATCACCTGTTATGGTTAATATCTTCGTCGCTGGATTGTAAGTACCTTCTGCTGCCATTAGTTGTCATCGAATATTTGATCAGGTGTGAAGTTATCAACAGTTGTTGCACCGATGTTGATTGTCAATGTAGCAGCGTTAGAGAGTGTAGGTGTAGCACCTGTGGATGTTAATCCGACTCTAAATTCATCGCCACCATCACCCTGAGTCGTGACAGGAGTAGTATAAACACTTGATGTAGCACCATCAATATTTATCCAAGTATCAGTTCCGTAATCCTTCTTCTGCCACTGATAATTGATTGTATTTCCACTAGGTGTTGTGGTTGCAACTACAGTAAACGCAGCAGTCTGACCTTGGTTAACAGTTACGTTAACTGGTTGTGAAGCAACTGCTATAAGAACTTCACCTTGTGCTTGAGATTCACCTGTTGGAATGTAATTAGGATCGTAGATATCAATACCACCATTAACACCTTCACCTGTAGGTCCTAAGAAGGTATCTGCAACTGTTGTTGAAACAGTAACTGTAGGTTGTACATATCCTTGTCCTGCGTTCTTAACATCAATACGTGCGAGACCAACAAGTGCTTTGATCTTACCACCAAAACCAGAGGAGGAAATCACATCAACGTTTGGACGAGATGTATAACCATCACCTGAGTTTGTAAGTATTGCTTCAGTAATACGTCCTTTCTCAATAGTTGCAAGGGCATCTGCGTTACGTCCACGTACAGATCCTGTATACTCGAATGTAATTAGAGAGTTAGAAGATTCAATAAGAGCAACTTCTCTTTCAAATTCTTCACCTTCAATGAATAAGTTATCTCCAGCTTCAATAGGAGGTACGACTGTTGCAGCAATAACGTCAACATCAGAACCAACGTAAGAGAATGCAACGAATGTAGAACCAGCACGAGGAACTTCAGAGAAGATAATACGTGAACCAACAAGTTCAAAACCAATACCTGGTTCCTGAATAACACCATTTAACTGACAGATAATGTTATTTTCAGGTAATATCGTATTACTTTGTACACCATCAGTTAGTGTTAGTGAGTAGAAGACTCCAGCTAACTTCAAGTTGAATGAATTACGTAATGAATCAAAGTCGAATGATATATCATCTAACTGTCTTAACTTACCTACGTAAACACCGTGGAAACTAGATCCAGCAGCAGGAGCTTCAGTAAACTGAATATTATCTGAGAACGCAGTAAATGCGTTATTACCGCCTGGTGGTTGTAGAATACCATTCACAAATATCATCATATGTCCAGCAGGATCTGGGAAGTATGCTGTACCGTTAGTTTGAGTTAATTTAAAGTTTTTCTGTACTCCGTCAAATCCTCTAAAGAACCTTCTAACACGACCACGTAAAGTCTTAGCAACAGAACAAGCACCTCTGAATCCATAATCACCGATGATCTGAGCATTCTTGACGAATGTTCCAGAAGTATCACCCAAATGAATGATCGCACGAATACCAATTTGTTCAATTTTTTCGATTCTTCCATATGCACTCGTATTTGTAATAGTTACCGCAGCAATTCCTTGTGTATAAACACTTGGGAAGTTTGAACCAGCAGGAATCTTAGAAAGTGTATATGCAGCGTCACCAGCAACAACTGTTAAGTCATCACCAATAGCAGAGAATCTACCTGTTTCATTTGCAAGGTATACGTAATTGTTATCAGCATCGTGCTCAGTAACAACAAATGTATGTCCTACAGACTGTCCAGCGTTCTGTAATTGTAAGGTATCACCAACTTGGAATGTATCACTAACTCCAGTATCAGTAATTAACGCAGAATATGTAAATCTGGTAATCGTTGTTGTATGGAGATACTCACCAAAGTTAGGTAATTGATTGAATCCTTCAACCTCAATAATCTGATCAGTAACAGAACCGTAAATAACATCACCAGGTTCAAACGAACCTACTACAGTGGATACATCATATGTTACTCGACCTGATTGATTGTCAAGCAATGAACCATCATTATTTCTAACAATAAGAGCATTTGCTTTTCCAGAGTCTTGCTTACTGTATATTATATCCGTAGCGATAAATTCACCCTGTTTGAAGTTGACAAGGATACGTTTATGTGGAGATGCTGATGCAGTAGCAGTTGCACCTGATGTAACACCCTCAAGATTATCTGAATTTGCGAATGTTCCAGAAGTCATTACTATCTTAATATAAGTTGCATTGTCAGTTGCAAGAACTGTACCAGAATTTCCTGTAGCACCTGTCTTAACAATAACCTCACCATTTGTAAACTTAACAGCTCCACTTGTATGAGTTACTGGAACATACTCTACTTTGTATAGAACGTTCGCAAGGTTATCTTGTATTCTGATTACTTCAGCATATGCACCACTTGTACCACCGAAGAATATATCAGCAGTATTAATACCACCACCTATAGGTGTAGGAATATCTCTAGTACCATATGTGGTTTCAACACGTTCGATACCGTTATTAACACCAACAGAGAATGTATGAATTTGACCAGGTGTGCCAGGTGTAAGACTTGTTATTACATCTCCGTCAATATATTCTGCTAGGTATATTTTGTTTGCAGTTGTATTTGGATGGATATAATATTGTGGTCTATCAAGTTCTGTAATAGCAGTACCAAGAACAATATAATTAACTAAATCGTATGCTTCAAATTTATGACCAACAGAATCTATAGAACCATCAGTATTGACAGCAACACCAACATCAACAGGTTCAGTTAGATATACAGTAGGAAGTGAGGATTTCTCAAGACCTGTCATTACTAAGTGGAATAATTGATGAATCTTATGTACAGCAGTTGCAGTAGGACGTAATTCTCTATTAGTATAAGGAACCTCAGAGTTATTAGGACCTGGGTTGAGACAATCTTGCTCTACGGTATTAACCATATATTCTTTTATTGCTTCAGCGTGATATATCAAGTATGTTCTAAAGACACCAGGATAAGCAACAAAGTTACCATTACTATCAAACCAACTATTAACTAATTGAATAGTCGCTATATTACCACCAGTAATTATATCGTATATCATTGCCTTACGGATATTTGTACCAAATACAATTTCAGCAGTATATCCTGTGTAATTATTAACTGACTTATAATATGCTTCTTTATCAATATACTCGTGGTTAAACATCAATAATTTTGCTGCCTGTCGATACATCTCAGGTGCACCACCTAATGTATCCTCAATTAAGTCTGATAATGTTGTAGCAGCAGATGTTACGTTGTAACAAATACCACCACCACTGAAGAGTGTATTACCAGAAGAATAAGGTATAGGAGTAGAAGTCTTAGTAATACTTTGATTTACAAGGTAACTACCATTTCCAGCAGCAGCTTCTCTGATAACACCTATTGGTATAGAGAATAATGTATTGATAGAAGACGCTACAACAGCACATTCACCATTACCAGCAGTGTCATATGTGATTGTTGTATCTCTTACAGAAGCACGTTCACCTGTCAGTGGCCATTCACCTGGTAGTGTTCTTGTAATATTATCTAAGTATGATCTTGGATTACTTGTATTACTTGAATCAAATAGATTGACAGTAATATTCATCAACGTTGTAATTGCAGATGCTTGGTTAGAACAACGAGCTGCTCCTCCACCACCTTGTACCCAGTTGACTGCATTAGAACTAGCACTTACAAATGTGTGAGCATAATTTCCACCATACTCTACAGCACCAGATGTTGCACTTACAAATGTATGTGGATATTGTTCACTTGTAGGTGTTGGGTTTACATTAACCTTAATACGTCCATTTCTAAATCTAATACCGTGAGGTGTAGCAGATACAAATTGATGTGTATAATTTCCACCAACACTGACTGAGTTTGCAGCAGCACTAATGAATGTATGAGTAGTTGTGTTTGTAGAAGGAGTTCTACCAGATGCTAAAACGTTAACTGTGATTGTTGTGTCTGAAGCACTCTTGACTGTTAGAGGAACATCATATGCTCTATCTTTTTTCCAAGTAATATTACCAGAAGTAGAAGTTTGATATGTATGAGTTGTTGTGTTTGTAGAAGGTATCTCAGTAGATAATAAAACAGTAACCTCAAATGTATTTGAAGTTACGTTAGATATCTCTAACCAAGATCCAGATGCAGGGTCAGATGTTCTTGGATATGTGTGATCAGTTTGATAGTTATCTTCTGCACATCTGAATGTTATAGAATTATCAGCAATTTTTATTTGATCACCATTTGCAAATCCGTGTTGGGGAACACGAAGAGTCATTACACCTGTTTGTCCACTATATGATGCGTCAGTTGAGGTATGAGTTGTAGTTGTTGTTCTAGGATATGAGTGAGTTGTTGCGTTATTATCTTCTAAACAAGTAAATGTGAAAGCATTATCAGCAAGTTTAATGTGTGCACCAGCAACTAAACTATGATTACCGATTGTGATAACCATATCACCTGTTGTTGGGTTATATACAGCATTAGATGGACTGTATAATTGTGTTGGAGATGTACCTACCTGAACTTCAAATGTATCATTAGTTTTATTCTGAACAGGAAGATATATGTTATGAGAAGGATCAGTTAAACGAGGATATGAATGAACACTACCATAATTATCCATTGAACAAGTAAAGTTCAATGAATTAGTGTCAAACATTACCTGATCACCATTATTAAATCCGTGAGCAACAGAAGTGATCACCATAATACCAGTTATAGGATTATATGTTGCTCCAGTTGCAGTAAATGTAGAATCTGTTACTTGTAAAACTTCTAATGATTTACCACTAGCATAATCTGTTGAACGAGGATAAGAATGGTTGGTTGAATTACCATCTTTTGTACAGGTAAATGTAACTGCGTTATCAGGTAATCTGATATGTCTACCAGCAGTAAGATTATGATTACCAATATCTAAGAATAGATTACCAGTTGCTTCTTCGTAAATAGCATATCCTACATCGTGAGTTCCATTAGATGTTGTACCAACGTCTACAGTAAATGTATCATTTGTTCTTGCAGTGATTGGTAGAGTTGCACCAGAGGCTGGATCCCAAGGTCTTGGATATGATTTGTTAGACTGATTACCATCAAATGCACAATTAAATACTAATGAATTTGGATCAAGAGTAATACTATCACCAACCTGAAGATTATGTCCTGCTTTTGTAAGAACTAGATTACCGTTTGTTGGAGTATATGCTGCATCTGTAGGAGTTAACTGTCCAGTTGTTGCACCGTTGTTATCAATAGTAATAGTGTTATCGTAGACAGCATATCCTTCAGTATATCCATTAACAGTAACTAACTCTTGTCTCATTACCTGAATAGCAATATCTCTTGCTTGTTCAAAGATATACTTAACTTGTGTTGCTTGTGAGTTAATGTGTTGTACAGCATTACTAATAGTGATATAGAAATCACTAGCATACCAAACAATATTGTTACCACCGTGTGCTAAGTTAAATGTAACTGCTTCTAGAACATCAATTACATCATCAACACAAGACTGATAACCATATCCACCAAATGTAAGACTAGAATATTGTGACAAACCACGACCTACAGCAGTAGTAGCGATAAATCTTAAATTGTTTTTAATTTCATTAGAAGCATCATAATATTTGTTACCAGCTTCAGTTGATGTTGCAAATCCACCACCAGCGTTATAATCGTAATCAGGACGTGATTCTATACCACCTCCACCACCACCGAGTGCTCCACCTGATTCGTATGCAGATTCATAGGGATTAAACCCAAGTTTGTTCTGGATGGCGAGGATTGCCATATCACGTGCCATTCTCATAGCATAGATGGTTTCATCTGCTTGATCTGTCACGTGCTTCAGACCCATATCAGTATTCAAATATAATTCAGATGCTTCGTATACTTTCTCGTTAACACTAAATCTTAAATCGTGCATAACACCTTCTAAGATATCAACAATATCATCTTCACAATGAACCTTACCACCAGGTACTCTGAAGTTGTAATGTTTGAATGCACTTTGTTTAACTGTTAGATCAACTGCTTCTTCAGCAATAGTACGTTTGTTAGCACCAATAAGATTAGCAGCATCTAAAGCACGATGTGATCCTGTGTAGATCTTTGGATCTGGAGGATAGAATGTACTTTCTGTTATTATGTTGCCTGTTAAGTCGTAGTTAACTGCTGCATCATATGCTTTTCTAAATGCTGGTAAATCAGTGTATTGGAACTGGAAGAAGTCATCAATAGTATTTGCATCTGTAGAACCAGCAGGAAGATTAGCAATATTCTCATTACGAGATAGTAATAAGTTCTGTAGTGCTTTTTCCATCAACCACTTAGCATATCCAATCGCTTCTAGCATTGGAAGTAACTCGTGTTCTACATCACCTATAAATCCAGCACTATTCAAATATGAATCAATAATTCCTTGAGCATTAGAGTTACCACCAGTAATTAAATCTGTAGCAATAGCAGGAATAATATGATCCCTAATATCTCTTACACACTTCTCACGACCAGGTGAACCACCAGGTATATAAAGTTGATTTACATCTACGTTATTGATATTAACTGTATACCTATCTTCCAACCAGTAAACAACTTCATCAGCAATACATTTACGGTTGAAGTATAGTAAATCAGCACCATCTCTAAATCTATGTCCTGTAGGACCTAATACATCAAGAAGGTCATCCATCAATGACATAATGTAAGTTGTGATGTTACTACCAGGTGTAGCACTGAAGTAATTTGGAACACGAATACGTGTTGTGTACTCACCAGTTAAATCAGCTTGATCTTTTGTAATTACATCGATACAAAGTTTAGCAACTTCTCTCCAAACATACATTGATTGAAGTAGTTCTTCATTAACGTGTGCTAATTCACCTTGTTGGTTAGCAAGATATCCTCTACCAATAATAATACTATTATAATTACCACCATATCTAAGATCTTTATAGATTGCAGGAATGATATACTCATAAGTATCTCTTAAACACTTATTTGTACCTGATAATGATGTACCAGTATCGCCAGGTATCACAAAGTCTGGATACTTAGCTTTCATCCTACCCACTGCTTCTTCAGCAATCCAGAATTTGTTTGTTTCAATAATATCTGCACAATCTCTTTCTACCTGACGACTAAGATCAACCTCTTCAGTCATTATTTCACTTCTCCACAATTCTATACCATCAGCAGATGCAGTTGATGTAATTGATTGTTGGAAGGTAGCATATATTTCACCTTTAATAATAGGAATAGGTGCCTCACCATCAAATCCAAATGATAGATTTAGATCAGAAGAATCATATACTGCTGATGGTATAAAGGATGCTGTATATTCAGCAATTCCTTTCTTGACCATAAAGTTTTCCATATGACCAGTGAATGCTGTAGAGTTAGAAGCATTTGCACCAATCTTAAGTGGTAAGTTACCATAATTTGTATTATCTGTATAACTTCCTGCTAATGTTCCACCAACAAATAATCTTGTAACACCAGTAGAACGAGTTACAGCAATATGTGTCCAAGTATTTGCAACTACCCCAGTAGATGTAATTCTATCACTATTACCTACGTTCCAACGAATTTGATTATTATTAAGTAGTAGATAGAATGCACCAGTATCAGATGTGCTACTACGGAAGTCTAGTAACATCTGTACTCCACTAACAGAAGTTGCTTTTATCCATAATTCCATAGTAAAGTCACCAGCAGCAACAGAACCATCACCTAGAGCAAGTTTATCAGTTGCTGGATATGTTAGATGTGCACTACCATTGAAATCTAATGATCCAGTACCAACAGCATAATCTAGATTATCTACAGTAACACCAACATTAGTTAATAGAGTGTTAGTAATATATTCTCCAACAGTAAATGCTCCACTAGGATCTTTACTGTAAATCCATTTGTTACCACCATTAGAACCAATAACTGATGCAGTATTTCCAGATGTTATACCTTTAACTGTATCACCAAATACGAAGAATCCACCTGTTGACTTATTCTTATAACTGTGTTTAACACACTTAATAGTCTCAGCATCTTGGAAAGCATATGCTGGTTCAACTCTTTGTAAGTTAAAGATAGACCATTGATATGTTGTTTTATCTGCCCCAGTAGGATCTTGAAGAGTATCAGTAATAATCTTAAAGAAGTTAGTTACAGCAGATGTTTGGTTTACACAAGCATTATCACCTACTGGATATGAAAGTCTACCTGATGAGTAATCTGCTTGAGGTGCAGTCTTAGTTACTGCTGCTTGGAATGCTTCTCTTGTACCAGGTGATGCAGTTGTACCAAGATTGGTAATAAGAATGTCCATCAATGTAGTGATGGTTGATTGTACAGCAGCACAATTACCAGGATCATTAGTAATTGAACTATCAATAAACTGAACCCAACCGTGTGAGGTATCTACTTTAGCAACAGCATTATTTTGTATAATTTGAACTGCCATTGTCTTTGCTTTTGTGAAAGCATTTACAATAGTGTTTCTGTCACCTGAAGTAACACCATAGTGAAGAATACGATCAGTTGCTTCCCAGATAAAGTCATTACCACCGTGTGCAGTGTTATAACCTAATGCTTCAATAACATCAACAATATCAGATAGACAATGCTCATCTCCACCTGAAACTGTATAACCAGGATTCTGTAATTTAGCATAATGTAATGACTCGTGAGCAATATACCATTTGTTAGCAAGTAATAGTGCTCTAGCATCACCGTGACTATTATCAGTCACCACATACTCAGGAGTTACAGTTGTATCTCTCCACTGTTGTTTTGTAGTATGAGATGCAACTATAACTTCCATATTGATGCACTTAAGAGCAAGATCTCTTGCTCTCTCCATTGCATATACAGTCTGTGCTACTTGCCCATCAACGTGATATATTGAGTTTCCTTGAACGTAAGTATTAGCGATATCCCAAACTTCAGAGTTACCATCAAACTTAACTTGCCAAGCAATCATATTAAGAACATCAACTATATCATCAATACAGTTTTGATTACCTGTTGGAATAGTAAAGGAGGGGTAGAAAGCCAACATTAATCCCACGGCTTCTTCAGCGATAAACTCAGCGTTCTTTTCCAATGCCTCTGCTGCGTTAAATGCACGAGTATCAGGTTGGATTCTCATTGATGAGTTAGTGAAGAATAATTTCTTCAAACGAATATCTGTACCAGCAGCGAAATCAGTACCAGTTAAATTATCATAACGTATTTCTTGGTTACGTACGTTTTCAAAGTCTAAGAAGTCTTGGTTATTTGCAGTATCGGTATAAAGTTCAGTTGGGTTAATAACTGTTTCTGATATGTTATCAAGAATAACATTAGGATATGTAATAGAAGGAACTCTCTGGAATACAAGACCAAAGAAAGTAGATGAAGGAGATAAATCAACAGTATCAATAATTTGACTAGATATTGCATCTTGATAAGGAGCAATACTAATAACTGATGCTGCGATCTTAGAACGTGCAGAATAAATTATATCGTTAAACTTAATTTCAAATTCACCAGTTTCATATGCAGCAGTACCAGATGTACGAGAAACAACTAAGTCATCAGATATAACACCATCTAATAAGTTATTCTCTTCAATAATAGCAAACTTACCAGACAAGTTAGTAATTCTTTCACCTTGTTCGTAGATAGTCTTAGATGTAAGTTGTTGAACATTAGATAGTACGGCATTAAACCCAGTTGAACTGGCGAGGACGTTATCGTTGATTTGGAAACTACCAACTACACTAAGAACATCAATATAATCAACACCTGAATCAATTACTAAAGCAGTACCTTCATTTTGTAGAGAACGAACTGTATTACCTAATAATGGGAAGATACCACCAATAGTACTAAATGTCATTCTAGTAATGACAAGTTGTGAGAACTGTATTTGTCTGAACTTAATTCTAGAAGGTGCTTTAGGTGCTTCTGAGAATACTATAGAAGGTCCTGTTGTAGAGAATGAAGTACCTGGTGACTGTGCAACACCATTTAACAGAATGAACATCTGGTCTTCTGTTGCAGTTACTGATGAACCTTCAACATTGAGAGGGAACTGGGTTTTAATCCCATCAAATTGCTCAGAGATGTTATCAATCTTTTTAACAATAGAGGTTAAGATTTCCTCAGAGTTAGTAAGTCTCTTCTGTCTGAATAATACTTCAGTATTATTAAACTCAGTGTATATTGGTTGTGCGTTAGCAAATGATGTAATCTGGTTAATATTAGTGAAACTGTTGATATTAACTTCTTTAACAAGGTCAGATACAACCTTTCTTCCAGAAATATCTTTACCACCAGTAATTGCTAGTTCACCAAATAGGTTGAATCCAACAGGGTGGTTTGTTTCAAGAACTGGTTTTCTCCACTGGTTGATAGGTGTCTGAGACTTAATAACGTAAGAGAAGTTCTGATAGAAGTAACTATCTTGAATTTTCTGAACAATCTCTGATGGTTTACCAACGTCATCGATAAATTGACCTGGTGTAGTGGTTAGAGATGCAATTTCAAGTGTACCTCTTGCAATAGAGAGGTTATCAATCAAACCAGATGCACGAGAAACTTGACCTGTTACACGTTCACCAGATAACCATACACCGTCATAGTTCTCAAGTTTAAGGATTCTAGGTCCGATCTGCCAACCTTCGTTAGTAGAAACATAACCAGTAGCAGATGCAAGTTCAAGAGATGAACCTTGATAAACAAGTTCACCCTCTAAGAAACGAGATGTTTCAACGATAGCAGTTGCTTGACCACCAAATACCTCAGTAAGAAGTACCTGTCTACCTTCACCTTGAGTCAAGAATGTAATGTAAGAACCAGATTCAGCATCTAACTGTGTTAAAGAGATACGTAACTGGTCAGATTCAAGACCATTTGCCTCTCCAGCAATAGCATAGTAAGTCTGGTTAGAAGATAAACTAACCAAACCAGCAGAACTTGGTTTTGGTAGAATACCAACTGTAGATCCAAGACTTTCTGCTCTTAATTGTACTTGTGCTCCGTTTGTTATACCGTGTGGGAAGTTAAACTGTAGATATCCCAAATCAACGTTAACAACGTAGTTAAATTCTGATTTAAGTGTAACTGATGGTTCAGAACTATATCCTGAGCCAGGATCTTTAATAATAATCTCAGAAAGTCTATTGTTTTTAACTATTGCATCAGCAGCAGCACCAGTTCCACCACCACCTTCGATTACAACAGCAGGAGTTGAGGTATATCCAGAACCTGGATCAGTTATCTTAATTTGTGCTAGTAAAGCGGTATTAAACAGTTGAAGGTTTACGGGGAATGTTATCTCAGGTTTTAGTGTATAGTCGTGAGAGTAACCGAAACCAAATTCATTGTTCTTAAGTTTCTTGATCTTACCGATTGATTTACCTTGTAAGAACACAGATGCACCTGATCCTTCAGAAGGTATAACAACATCAAGAATACCACCAGAACCAGCAAGTAGAGGTCCTAAAATGCCAGGTATAGCATCAATATCAATAGATGCAGTAGTATATCCTTTACCAGCAGATGTTAGTTCAACAGCAGTGATAACACCAGTAAAGTCACCATCATCAGTAACCGTGATATTACAAGAAGCACCTTCACCATCTCCACCGATAGGAACGTTATAATAGATGCCATTTACGTATTCTGTACCACCATTAGTGATACGAACTTTTTCTATTTCTCTGTTAGATGCAATGTCACTAACAATAGGTAATTTCTGATAGAATCCACCTGGATTTACCAGCTTGATGCTCGCAATAGGTCCAATTGCTTTTGAAGATGTTGTACTGTAAGAACTACGAGGTAGACCGAATTCATTGTTCCCCACAGCAGCAGTAGTTTTTTCTGGTTCATTTAGTAAAGCGAAGTCGAATGTTTTTCCAGCATTGCTGGTTCCTGTAACAGTGAATGTTCCTGCATAAGGTGATGGTATAACGTCAATAAACGATCCTTCACCAACAGGAGAGTTGGATGCAAGAGTTCTTGACGGATCAAAATAGTATGAGATGTTGGTAACATCTTCATTAATAATAAATTTAACCAACGGAGTTGGTGAATCATCATCAGTGAAACCTGGTGTACCCTCTCTAATGATGTTAATGAAAGGATATTCCAATTTAAACTGGTTATCCTTAGAGAAGGATAAGTAATATCCTAAGTTTGAATTGTCATCAAGGTCAAAGATATACTGATGACCTCTAACAAATAAGAATTTAGGATGTTTAGCGTAAATATTGACATTAGATACTGAAGATCCACTTCCAGAGAATGTTGGATCTTGTACAGCAGTACTTCTTAAATTATATGTAAAGTCTCTTGATGAAAATACCTCTTTAATAAAGAATGATCCGTTATATTCGTTTGAAGAGAAGTTTTCAGTGAATATAATGTCATTAACTTCAAAATTATGTCTGCTAGTAGCAGAACAATAAACAATATCTGTATTTACAAGTGATCCTGAAGGTACAACGTCCTTACTAAGTGTTGCAGCAATACTAATTTTCTTAACACCAAGCAATCCACCGAATGTTGCAACCTTTCCAGTAGCATCAACAGAGAAAGTTAGGTTAACAGCATCAGCATCAATAGTATCTCCTTTAATAAAGGTAGAATCAGAATAGATTTCTTCAATCTTAATAGTGTAATCAGATGCTGAGAATGGTTTCCAAGAAGCAAATTGATTTAAAGTACCACCACTATAAGAAGTATTAGCAAGATCTACTATGAAAATACCTGAAGCAGATGTATATGCCCAGTTTACGTTACCATCAGTTGTTGTACCACCAGTATGAACAGGTGCAATAGTACCAGATGTGGCAGTTGATGATGCAGTGTACCACTTTTTATCGTTATAAACGATGTCACCAGTAGTATATGGGTTATTAGTTACCCATTGTGGATATGTGCTTTCTTCTACAAAACTCTGAGATAACTCGTTTGCGTCACCAGCAGTTGATTTTAGTAGTTTTGTGTTGTCAAATGTACCAATAATCTTACCAATCTTAACAAAGTTTACTCCAGTATCAACAATTACACCATATGCACTGACTACATCAGCACCACCAATAACAGAATACTGTTGTAATGTAGAACCTTTAGTAAATGTTGCATTTTGATTGAATGTAAGAGTTTTTACAAGGTCAATACTAGAGTATTTTGCATCTCTAAAGTAAAACTTAGGTATAACAGTAGTTGTTAGAAGTAATTTCTTACCACCTGGTGTTGGAATAGTTGCAGTTCTACTTGCAAATGTTTCATCAGTAGATGTAAATGTCAATGAACCTGGTACGTGGTTTGCAACAACATCACCATAGTCAAGGATTTGAATACCAGCAGGACCTATAGCCCAAGGACTAACAGTAGTAGATTGGGTATTAAACGTATAACTGCTGTTGGAGGCGGTTGTTAAGATATGTCCTGTCTCTACATCGTTTAGAGTGAATGAACCAAGTTTTGTTTTATCTTTATCAAGTTTGTATATGAATGCTTGAGTTGTAGTATTTGTACCAGTTACTAGAGCTGGTGTATATGCTTCAATTCTTGTAGCACTTTGTGATACAGCAACGTTATCAATCCATCCTATCCAACTATCAGAAGAACTTGGAGTACCTTTAGGTCCGATAGTTACATCTTTTAAATTAACATCAACTGTTGTACTTGTATTGTTTATTGCTTCAACACCATTAACATAGACTCTATAAACATAATTACCAACACCTACACGTTCTTTACTAAATGCAACGTGTACAAATGCTTCAGCATTAAAAGGTGTTACGTAAGTAGTAGCAGTTGAGTAAATTGTTGATCCACCAAGAACTAAGAATACCTTACCAGCATTAGCACCAGAAGAAGCATCAAGACCAACCTTAACTTCATTAGCAACGTTATCTGTTACAGTGTATAAATGTGGTGTTGTATTATTTGCTGCATACTGCGTAGAACCCAATGCCCAGAAACCTTCAACAGTCCAAGATGTTGCAACATCAGCACCGTATTGTAATGCCAAGGAGTTTGGAGCATCTAACTTAATAGCAGATGTGCCATCATACTTTTTAGTTTGATCTATTACAGCATTACCAGTTGCATACCACGCTTTGTTAGTACCAGTAGCAAGAGTGTCATTATATGTGTCTTCTAAAAGATTATCAGCAGTATTCCAGTTAAATATTGCTAGTTGTACAGATTCTACTTTATTACCAGCAACAATAGTATCACCTGAGTTATCACTAGAAACTACAGTTGCTGCATATCCAATACCGTTTGTTTCAGATACAGCAGCAGAATTAAGAATATTTCCACTATTCCAAGAAATTTTACTCGTTACAGATTCTACATTATTGAAATCTCTTTCAACGCTACAAGATAAATCAATATTACCAAATACATCAAATTTAACACCACCATTCTTACAACTTGCGTAAGTTCCAGTAGGAACAAACATTTTACTTACAACAGTAGAAGTATATACGTCATTATCAAATTTTGTATATAAAACACCGTAGTTCTTACCATCAGTATTAACAGCAGTGGCAGTTACATAAACTGATCCATATTCGTCAATAGACATTGTTGGATCTGTAAACTTGTAACTACTATTGGTTATAATTTTAGACCACTGAACCTCAATAGTAACTCCATCATAGAATGTCTCACCAAGAATAATATCACTAGAACCAGCAGGATCACTAATACCACAGAATAAGAATGTATCATTTGCTTTCCAAAGTAACTGATGTAAATGTTCGTTACCAGAAGCAGAAGCAATTTTACGTTTTTCCATTACTGATCCATCAAGATCAAGTAATGCAACCCACATATCATCAGGACTGAGTGAGTTTGAATCAGTGTAACCACCAATCATAACTCTACCAAGTTGATCTAAATGTATGCTTGTAGCATAATCTCTACGTGTGGTACCAGATATACCAGCAATATCACGTTGCCATTGAACAATACCATCAGGATTATTAGCATTATCAAAACCTGACTGATATTTGATAACAACTATATCAGGGTTATATACAAGACTTGTTGTATTTGGAGATAATTCACCAATAACGTAGATATTGTGTGGATTTGAGTTTTCAACATATACTGACTTAAAACTAAGGTTCTTAGTTCCTGATGCTGGTAATGATGGAACTAAAGCACGTTTCCAAAGAAGACGACCATCACTATTAAACTTAGCAAGCATACCTGATGTATCACCATTAGGTACAGAACTATGTCCACAAACATAGAATGTACGATCATCTGCTACTTGAATATCATTAATAGAAACGATTCCAGACTGCTCTTTTAGGAATGCTAGGAAATATGATGCTTTCTTAAATCTTTGTGGATGTGATACTCTAATCTGTGGAGGATTTGTAGGACTATATCCAGAACCAGAGTTAACAATATTAGCACTATTAACAGCACCAGCCTCTGTTCTATTCAAAGTAAGTTGAAAATCTTGACCTTGAGTAGATATTAATTCATATGTTGGAGGAATATCATCAGAATAACCTAAACCTGTCTGAGTTATAGTAACATTTTCAACACCAGGTATAACTTTAACTTTATATGTCTTATTGGTAGAATCTAATATTGGTGTCTCTTCAACAATAATTTCATCACCATTACGTAATTCGTGTTCAGTTGCAGTTGTAATACGTCCATATGGCATATCTGATGACATATAAGAGGAATATCCCTGTATAGAAAGACCAGCAACAGCACTTACTTTTGCAGAAGCACCAAATCCTTGTGTATCTTCATTATTAAAGAACAATTTATCACTAACTTTATAAGAAATACCTGGATTTTCAATAACAAATCCATCTATTTGAGCATCTTCAAATTTAGTAGTAGTTTCAATATCAATATCAACTTCAGATCTTGTAGATACTTTAGGGTAGTAATCAAATAATTGTAATACAGGTTCTTCTGCAATAGTATAAGGTGTAGTATCTTCTAAGTTATTGATAACACCATCACGGTTTGTATCTTCAATTTCAAAGATTAACTCAAGACCATCTTCAGTTACAAGAATATCAGTATCTTGGTTTGGTTGACGATCAATATCTATGTCAACATTTTCATAAGGATCTCTAAATCTAACAACATCAGCAGGAATATTTGTTTGAACAGCATTCTGACTGAAGTTCCAAGAATCAGGTTGTGAGTATAGTTGAGGACCGCATACATATGGGAATACTGGATTACCAGCGTCTGATGCGTCAATACCGACAAAGTATGCGTATACACCTTCAGGATATTCAGGAGTCTTACAAAAACGACCATTGTATTGATCTAAGTCACCTTCTTGGAAAGCATACTCATAATCTTCAATAAATGATCCTGCTGGATAATCTGTTAGTACAGGACCATCTGCTCTAACTGGATTTGGGTTGGTTGCACTATCAAAAAGAAGTATTGGTTTAATTTTATATGAAGATCTAATACGACGTACACCAGATGATTGGTTTGTAGCGTCAATATATCCATAAGGACCGTATATTGGGTTTCCATCAAATGCCCATCCTAAAATAGGAGAATGTAAATATCCTGTTGATAATTCTTGTAATTGCTGAGTTGATTGATTTTTAAATACGTTATCACCTAAAACATATCTTAATTGTTTTGGATCTGATACGTGTGCGTATTCACCACCATACTGTGTATTATATCCTGCAAACACATAACCACGTGCTCCGTCAAAGTTTGATCCAAGTTCTTGCTGAAGGTTACGAGTCCACTCAAATACATTAGCGGTGAATGTTCCTTGAGAACCAACTGCTTCAAGACGAATAGTAGTGCTACCTGTAGTATATCCAATACCTCTGTTTACAACACTAACACCAATAACTTTACCTCTATCTTCTCCAACGCTACCTATTGACGCTTTTGCTACAGCACCATATCCATCTCCACTAATGATGATCTCTGGAGCAGTTGTATATCCACTACCAGCAGCAATAATAGCGATAGATACGATTCTACCGTTAATAATAATTGGTTGTGCTACAGCACCTTCACCTGAGTTTAACTTAATTGTAGGAGATGAAGTATATGCAGATCCTGCTGATGTTATTGCTACAGACTGAATAGGACCTCTAACACTTGCAGTAGCAGTTGCACCACTACCTTCACCACCTGATATAGAAACGTCAGGTTGTGATGTATATCCTTGACCTGGTGATTCAACAAGAACTCTTGATACAACACCATTTGTTATAACAGCAGTCGCAGTAGCACCAAATCCACCTCCACCAACAATAGAAACTAGAGGAGATGATGTATAACCAGTACCACCAGTGTCTACTTCAATTTCACTTAAAGCACCGTTAACAGTAACACTAGCAGCAGCACCTGAACCGCCACCACCACTAATCTCAATAATAGGAGGATTTGCAGCATCATATCCTTCACCAGCAGAACCAATAGCGATTGATGTTATACCACCAAACTTAATCTTGCTTTCTGACTTATATGACCACACAGATACACCATTAACCCAACAACCAATCGGACCAAATGATGTGTCATCACGTTTTGATACAGTTTCTATGACACGTGGTATACGTACAAGTTTACGTTGATTACCTGGTAATAGTGCTGATCCAACAAATGGACCTACTTCATAGTTTGGTATACCAGATGATGCAATATAAGAATACTGTGTATTAAAGAATGTATTTTGTACGTTCGTTGTAAAGTCTTGGATAGCAACACTTATACCTTCTTCTGTAGATTTTCCTTTGTTCAAGTCAACAGATAATAAGATATTACCTTGAGGAGAAGCATCAGATGGAGCTGGGATATTATATTCAAATATAGTTTGACTGATACGTGATGTGACGGTAAATGTACCATTGTATACAGTTGGGTTTGCACCGTAGATTGTTACAGAGTCACCAACAAGAAGACCGTGATTATTTGAACAAGTAACAGTAGCAGTCTGATTATTAAGTCCACCTGGTACAATTCCAGTAACGCTAATGAGTTTCTTAACGTTATACAACCAAGAAGTAACTCTTTGGTCTATAGATGTAGATCCTAAAGATGCAACATTTAATTTGTCACCTGGTAAGTAATATGAACCAGTGTCATTCAATACTGTAGATTTTGCATCTGCAATACCTAAAACACGTAATTTAATCTCATTTGACGCACCCTGATTAACATATACAAAGATATCTGAGAAAATTGTAGTACCAGCATCCCAATCCTCTACCACTCCGTTCTTAGAACGTGTACATTCTATAAACTGGTTGAGTGTTTTTTCCTTATATTGCACTACTTCAGAATCATTGATGCGGATTGTACCGTTTCTTTCTGGCCAACCAATAGTAGAATCCACTGTAATAATCGATTCTGTTGTAGATAATGGTTCAACAAGCGTAGTTTTATACGGAATTGTGAACGTTCCTAGTAAAGTCTCTTCAGATATTGCTAATTCATATACTGTACCCACACCAGTGTTGATGGCAATTACGTTTTCAATCAATGCTGACGCTGCTTGAACTGATGAATCAACAGGGTCAATATACTGCATAAGTTGTGAATCCTGTAGATCTTCAGCAGAACCACTAATTAAGTCAGCACGAAGTACGGTATCTACGTTCCAAGTAGCCGCAGATGGTTTGATAACCTCATCTTTTGGATAAGAAACATCAACATTTTCGGAGTATAGCATCTTGAAAAGATACTGAGTTGATATCTTCGTACCTTTAGATGCGTAAAAATCACTAATAGTTTTGATTATTTGCGGAGCATTGACTGTTTCATAATCAATCTCAGCGTTTGGTAGATATTGATTTACGTAACGATTATATAATTCTTTGGCAAATAAGGTATCTAAGTTTTTAATTCCAGCAGATACATTATGTGAAGACTGTACAGTATCTGACTCTTTAGAATATACTTGATTTCCTTTTTGATCATAACTGGTTACAGCAGAAACACCACGCTTACAATTAACAAAAGCAGATGGTTGATATCCACTTCCTTTACTATGAATAGTGAAACCTGTAATTTCCCCAAAACCAACGTCACAAGATGCTTCTGGAGCAGGAGGAGCAGCAATAAAAACTTGAGGAGGTTCTGTATCTGAGTATCCAGTTCCAAAACTGGTTATATTGATATCAGTAATTTCACCGTTGAATATGGTTGCAACAGCAGTTGCTCCTGTACCACCTATAGGTTCGTTTGCAACATCCTTTCTATTATCAACGATATAAACAGAAGGTGCATCAGTATATCCTTTACCACCAGTTAATAACTCAATATTTGTTACTCTTCCACCAGTTACACTAACATCAAGTATTTGTGCACCCACAGGATCTATGACACGTGCCCTTGGAACAGTCATATAACCTTGACCACCTGATACTACAGTAACACCGTTTACCATACCGTCAGAGTCGATTGTAGCGACTACATTAGCAACAATAGCGTTATCACCAGTAGGAGGATCTAAGTAAATTAATGGAGGTGATGTATATCCTGAACCTTTAGCAATAACAGTAAATGAATCTGCTTTAATGCTTGTATCGTTTAATAATGGAGAACTTACTTGTGCACCACCTGGATTGATAAATTTGATTGATGGAATTCGATCATATCCACTTCCTGAACTGTCAACTATAAGTTGTGATACACCTTCGAGAGTATCGTCAACTATTGCTCTAATCTGAGCAGTTGTACCTTCTGTATCAGCAGGAGGGTCTACAACAACTGTAGGAGGGTTATTTGCAGAGTAACCTTGTCCTGAAAATAGTAATTGAGTCTCTTTGATACCATTTACAAGTGCTTCCGCAGTTGCACCAGATCCAGTTCCTAAAGTTGATGCAATACTGACTCTAGGAGAAAAACCTAACCTATATCCACTACCACCATCTTTTACAATGACTGCATTTACTTCATCTCCACTAATTTGTGATATAGCAGATGCACCAGAACCAAATTGAGGTGCAATCAATTCTATAGAACGTACAACTATCTCAGTTCCTTCTGCAACCTCTGTTTTAAATATTAACTTGTCTTCAAATATTGTATATTCTTCAAATGGTCTTTTTTCAACTCTATTGACAACTACTATAGTAGAAACAGTAGATAAAGGTGAATAACTATTGCCAGCTTCAAAAAGATGGAACTCTTTACCATTCTTTGCTACAGTAATCGTATCCAGTGTCTTAACTGGTATACTTGTGTAACCAATTAGGTATCTAACAGTATTGATAGCACCTGTAAGTTCTCCTGTAGGGGTAAGAGGAGGCGTTACAAGACGTAGTTTATCTCCTTCTACAAAATAGTCTATATTAGGGAATTTGAACTCGTTATTGACGATTACAAGCAAATGTTGTGCACTTGAAGGTGATACTGGATCTCCAAGTAACTTTAATTCAAATTCTGTCTTTACTCCATCAAATTGGTTCGCTATAGGTTCAAATTCTTGTATCTTTCTGTCAAATTCCTGTTTATTAACACCTGGCGTAAAAATAATGTCTGGTGAGTGAGTTATACTCGCATAATATATGACTTCATTGTCAATTTGAATAGTTCCGTCTTTCTCTAAGAAATAATTGACATTTTCTGCTATAATATTCTTCTGAGTAGGATCAACTGCCTCTAAAACAGCAGATTTTGATGAAAGGAAGTTTGGATCAAATTCTCCAGATCCAATATCAGCATAACGCAAAATATTCCCAAGAACATCATAGGGTTTACCTGATTTTTCTTGAGATTTGTAGTATTGCTCTAAAAAAGCAACAAACTGTGTGTTATCATCTTTTATAAACTCAGGAATCTGATCCTGAATTCTATGTGAGACGGTTACTGCCTTCATCTACTTTATGACCTAGAAGCAAGAGTTAAACTCTGGGAGTTCGTATACTGTAGTTGGATAATCAATAATATTTATCGGAGTTCCATCGAAGTTAATTGCTGTAAAGTCGAATGGGTCAAAAGTAGGAACGTTTGTTCCGTCTATAGTGTAATCGATAGTTTGTACTGTAGGATTGAAAATGGTTGGATCCAAACCAGTTCCAATGTTAATATTTCCAGAAGCAGGAATGATACTAACTGGTATTCTAGTAGTACCGTCAGGTGTACTATGAACGTCAACAGGTCCTACACATACCTGTCCGTTCTTGTAATCGACAGTTCCGACATCCTTCTTCAATGTAACCTCAGTTTCATCAACTTTAGTCACCATAATTAATTTTCCGTAACCATCGTCACGAATATTTACTGGAAGTAGTGCAGATGTATCATTTTGTATCAAAGATGACGATGCAATGGAAGTTGCATTGACACCACCCGCTATTGCCAATAACGCTTCAGTGTAACCAGTAGCATAGAACGTACCAGTCTTCACTGTAGAATATCTAGGAGTACAAGAACCATTACTTGTACTTGAAGATCCTGATGTACTACCAGACAAGTCATTAGGATTAGCAATTTCATTATTAAAGTTTACACACTTAGAAAATGTTGATCCAAATGCGAATCCTTCAATATTCATACCAAGTGACATATGTGTCACGTTACCACTGATCGAAGGATCAGAGGAATCTATCATCGATTGATACGCAGATTGGTCAATACGTCCGTTAAATCTTGTTGATTCCGCTTGACTATTGTATTGATCGATAGCCCCCAAAACTCTAGACGCAACTTCATTATTAGATAATGTAGTTTTATTGCCATCAAAGAACGCCCAAGTTTTAGGTCTAATGTAGAGTGTAATGGGATCGACAATAACAGGCTCGATTGCTGCAATGGAATATTTAAGTAAATCAGTCTTGATTCTTTTTTTCGTTGTTGTGTTAAGTAATGCTCCACTTTGTGTTCGGATTGATATGTATACTTTACCATAAACAGGTGGTTGTAATCTTTCTCCACCATATACGGTAACTGATCTAGCAGCAGGATAGACTTTTTTAGTAATGTATTCGTAGTCTGACTCTGTAACTGCTCTATTTTGACTGTTAAATGCCCTTGGAGCATTAAATTTAATACTCAAGGTAGTTTCTATGTCCTCACCATCTTGAGCACCGTCTACAGTCACTAAGGAGATGTTCGCTGCTGGTACAAATCTTTGCTCAGAGTCTTGAACTTTACCTATAAATGTAAATTTCTTACAACCATTAGCAGCAGTACCTTCAGTTTTAACATATTCAAGTTTAATAACCTCACCAGATATTAGTTGACGACAGATAACACCATCACCAAATACAACACTGTAACGCATATCATCTCCTTCTTCAAGGAAGAATCCACGAGTGGTACCATCAACATCTACAATATTCTGTACAAGGTTATATGTATCAATCTCTTCTGACTGTGTATTCGGTGAAATCGACACTTTTAATAGATCAGTGTCAACTTGATCAGCAGGAACTAGATAACTTCTCTTTTTAACATCATCAACAATGTATTGATACGTAATTAAGTTACCTTGGTATATAACAACTTTGCTAAAAGTTGCAACACCAGTAGACTGATCTACAGTTGCAACCAAATCAGATGGTAATGTAAAGGTATATCCTGCACCATTAGTAGTAGAAATGAATACATCACCCTTTTTTAACGTTACAGATGAAGGATATGTTGTTCCAGAACCAATAGTACCAGTTTGAACACTAAATGCAATACACGCTTTTGGTGCTTTTATTGATCTTGGCGTATAATTTAACTGTTTTGCTATCTTAACTACGTTATCTCTTATTGTTGCTGACTCTAGAAACGCCTCATTCATTGCCATATTAGCATTGAAAGAAGCATAGTATGTGTTATATGATAAAACGTCGAGTAAGTATGATGCAGCTGAGCCATCAAAATCGTAGTCTGTAAACTCATCTCTTGTACGCAGGTACGATCTTATAGACTCACGTATCTCTGTAAAGTCTAATGATGTTAAATTTGACGGAATTGCTGCCATTTTAAGTACGTTCCAATAGGAAATCTACAGTCTGAGTTATTCTCTCACCAATAATTACATACTCAACTTCAACTTCTAAATTATTATCATCATCAATATTGACATTTACCTGAGATACGGTAATACGTGGTTCAAGTCTGCCAAGTGTATTGACAATTTCTTCTTTAAGTTCCTCTAGCATAAAAATGTCAAAGTTTTCAAATAACATTTGACGTAATCTAGATCCTTTTTCTGGTTGAAAGGGTCTCTCTCCAAACCCTGTCATAACAAGGTTTTTCATTGATTGTTTAATGGAGTTTTCGTTTTTAACTACAGAGAAATCTTCAGTATTAGGATTTGCCTTCATAGACATACTGAAATCACGAAATTGACGTGATAAATTTCTTTCTGCTTTAAAACGATATGCCATTACTTTTTAGAGTCTTCCTTTTTAGACTTTTTCTTTAGGTATTTATCATACCTAGGGTCGGTTATCAGAACATTTTTCCTGAGAAACTCTTCTGAACAATCAGCTGTTAACATAAAATATACTCCCTGTAGTTATATTTAGACGCAAAAATGTTACCCTGCCATTACAGTGGGTGATCCATATGTTACTCTACTACTACAAGGGTATCCACCATATCCAGCAGGAGCACCAAGTTTATCAGTTACTCTTCCTATTGGAAGTTTAAAAGCTAATACAGTTTTAGTTGTTGCGAATAATATACGTGGATGACCAATACCTCCTTGGTCTTCTACAGTCAACAAACTACAAACTATCGGTGTAGGTATAATACACATTGCTTTTCCACACGGACACAAATAATTAATTATATTTGTCGTGGGTGACATATGGGGTGTGAACGTATCACCCATAATCATAATAGGCAACCTATTTACCTGTACCAATGCTCTAGCAGGATTCAACGCACTTAAAGGCACCAAAGGAGTGGGTGGCCATAAACAAGTTTTATTTTTTACCTTGATTGATAATAATATAGGTGGTGAGTTACACGCTTGTGTACTATGAATGGTACTAGGAATCGGCCAACCGTGTCCTGAGTCAGGAAGTCCGTTATGATTCGCTACTGGTAGTACCTTAAATCCCATTTAGTCGTCGTGATCGTCCCACGGATCTTTTAACTTTTTTGCTGGTTCACCAAATGCGGTAACTAAACCCCATATGGTAAGTATAACAAGAAACATCAAGACAAGAACTGCCATTGCTGCTGCTGGAGGTAGTCCTGCATACTCTCCGTGAGGTATAATAGTATGAGGGCATTGTGTCCAAGTACCAGGTAAGTGATATACTGGAGGACAAGATAAAAATAAATTAGTAACCATTGACATCATCAGTTAAGTCGCATTCTTCAAAATAAGGATTCCCATATCGGTTCAATGAATCATCCAAAAGTTTAGCAGATCCACTTAGGTTATTAACCCAGTGCATCTTTCCAGTAATTGGTCCTAACTCTATGTATGAATCAAACTCAGATGTCTTTCCTGTATCAAACGCTACTGTGGAGTGAATAATGCTTTTTAAAGCAGAACAACCTGATGCTCCTCTTGACCACGAAGTAGTGAATAGATTACCAGAACAGATATCATCTGATGCTATTCCAGTACCATTATTGTCATAACCAGAATAAACATCCAGTACACCATCAGTAACGAAATTGTGCCAGCAAGGATTCGGGAATTTGCCATTAGAACAACTCGACATCTGTATTGTATTATAACTGTAGTTATTGTTTTGACCCGAAACTGTAACAGAACTTGACCCATATGCTGAATAGTTACCAGATCCTAACCAAGTATCAAGTTTTTGTAGCTCTGTTCCATAAAAATCAAAGGTATTTTCGTCTCCCGCATCAGGTACAAAGTTATATCCACCACTACCAGAAGAAAAACAACGTCCTTTTACGTTAGATCCACGTGTACAAGAGTGTGATCTGTCATTAGGACCAGCTGGTCTTGGTCTTGTAAGTGATGGTTTTGGTAATGACTCTAACCAATCAATGAATTTTTGGTTAATTACTTCACCTTTTTGTGATACATCACCTTCTATAATCATTGAAACAGTGACTACAGCACTCTCTTGCTGACTTGCACAGTATTTGTGTGGCAAATAACCATATGTTTTTAGTACACCTTTCTGATCATATGCAACATAAGGACAAGGTATATCAAAAAATCTACGAGTTTGGTACATATTAGCTTGCATAACCTCTACACAGTCACCACCAAGTATCCCATACATCCCATTATTGAATCTATTTTCTAGTTCTGCACTATTATCTCCACTGCTTTGTGTAGTTCTTGATAGAAAATCATCATTTTGCTCCCATCTAGGGTCTCCATAACGTTTAATATCACTTCCAAACTCAGATGGATTGAGATATGTACCTAAATTCATCCAATCTTCACCAACTTCGGGTTCAAAACAAGCTATTGGTAGTTGATCACCACAAAATTTAGTTTTTTCTTCAGCATTTATATCATTCATTGTAATATAACCATAATATCCTTCATCATCATCGGGACTATCGTAACCTGATATAGCACTTGCAAGCGATTCACTAGCTTCTGACATCACATCTGAGACATCTGTATTATCAATAGTAGTATTATCAGAAGATTCTTCTGATTTTCTTGCTACTTCATTAATACTTTCATCTCCACCAAATAAAACTACCTCATCTTTTTGTAATTTACGTTGTACAACATCTATTTGTGGTTTCTCACCTGGTCTATATCCTGCACCTGGATCAATAATTGTTACTGCTGATACACTTCCTAGAGCATCTAATACTAAACTTGCTCTTGCTTGTCTGATTGTGCCAGAATATCCAGCATCACTTTCAAATCTTTCCTCCTCAGCTGCTTTAAACGCTTTGTGAGTTGCTTGTCCTGCACCTGGTAATCCCTCTTCTGATTGATTATTGATTTGATTATCTGTGGTATAGTTATCAGCAAAGGTCTCGTTAGTTAAACTACCTGTATTTAGGAAACCTTCTTGACGCATTATCTCTGGAATTGATATGTTTATGATAGGATCTACGTAATCTTTACCAGAATTGATAATTTCTATAGAACCAATCTCTCCTTTAGCGTTAACAGTTGCCTCTAAGACAGCAACATCTAGGTTTCTACCTGGTATAAGTGCTCCATTATCAACTTCTACCTTCACATATGCCACTTTTTTAGGAAATTCATAGACACCAAAGAACGCTGCTTTGTCTTCAATACCAAATCCTGCCAATATTTCTGCTACTCCACCATTAGCAGATGTATATGTACTCTGATATGTGAACGCATTACCGTTTACACCGTTCTGTGGTTGTAATCTGATGTAACCACACTTTAATTCATCACCAAAGTACCTTACACTTTGACATTTCCATCCATTTATGACTTCCCCTATTGCAAAGAACCCAGTGTTAGAGGTATATCTGAAGAATACCATAAAGTCATCTGTACCTACAGTCCAAAATGACTCTGACATACCTGATCCAGGTGGTGCATCTACGTGAAGACGTGTTTTCTTGGTTTTCCAAGCATCTTGACGCATTTCATAGTAATAACTATGGTAAGTTATGGTCTCTTCCCAGTTATTTGAGTTATTTGGGGCACAAGGAGCATCTGTAGTCAATAAATTGATGCCATATATCGGTCCTGAGAACGGAAATGACGTATCATAGAGATAATAGACGAATTGACCCTCAAAAGCGTCGTGAAAACCTAAAAACTTAGGTAAACTTGCCTTTACAGCACCATTTTTACCATAAAACCACTCAAAATTAGCTTGATCGGTTAATATATCGACATTATCGGGATTACCCCACCCATTTATTGCTGCTGTGTTCGCTGTTTCTGATTCATAACTCTTTTTTGACCAAGGACCTGTAGTATCAAAGGCATACCAACCAGATCTATCTACCTCTCCAGTGTTAGTAGGTTTACCAGTTTCTACAACTTGCTTTTTTCTTCTAGGTGCTTTTGATCCAAATACGTATCCGTAGATTCCAATATATTGATATTGTTGCTCTAGAGGATTTGTCGAGTCGGGCACTCCCGCCACCCCTATTTGTAAATTAGATTCATTAGCAGGATCTGTGGTATAAAAATCATCTGTACCTCTTGGATCACCAGTACATCTATAGTGATAGAGAGGAATCATACTCTCACCAGCATTCAAAACACTCCCATTTGAGTGACTAGCAGGGTCTGTAGTATTTGACCAGATATATCCTAATAATGCTACAGAACCACTAGCAGAAGAAGACAGATAAGAATTAAAATTTGAAGAATCATAATGAACATATACAGCAGTTGTGTTGGTTAGGTTTTCTTTTTGTAGGTAGAACACCTGTCTACCACTACGAGGTTCTTTATTATATCTTCTTGGGTTAAGGGGAAGGTTATCAGGTAATTCTTGATCATAGTAGTACACGTGATCTAGTCTTCTCCCAGAATAAAATCTATATACTTCTCTTCTCTCTGAATCGCAGTTTGCTACACACGTTTCCTGTTGTGTTCCAATATAATAAACTTCATCCTTACCAAATGCCAATGAGCCAGGTCCAGAACCATCCACCCTGATCTGATATGCGTTATTCGTCATATTAGGGTCAGTGATATTCCCGAAAGAGGGATGATCATCTGATGTATATGTTCTGTTGAAGTCGTGTGAGTCTACAGGGTTCTCATAACTACGACCAGACTCAATCAGGTACGCTGGCACTATTCTTAACTATCTCTTCAAGTTTATTTAGTCTGAAAAACAAAGCGTCAAAGACTTCTACCAGATTACTATAGTGTGATTCACCAGGTATCTTATACTGGTACATATTGGCACCACGTGCTAGTAGGTTCTCGTGATTCCTTACTTGAGTCGCTAGATTCTTGATACTCTCAGCAATAATTAATTTCTGCCACTCGTCTTCTTCCTCCTTAGTCTTAAACTCAGGTATATTGTCGTAATTTAGATTCATTAGAAGTAATTTAGATTTAGAACAACTCGGTTTTGCACATTCGTACAAGATGTACCACTATGAGGTGTATTCACAGGAAAGGTAACTAAACGGTTTGCCTTCGACTCCACCTCTTCACCAGTACCAAAGAAAGTATAACCATCATTATCATTTAGATAGAATATACCAGTAGTAGCACCAGCAAATTCATTTTCTCCAAAGTTACCGACATCTGTATGCAGTTCATACTTTACCAGTTCCTTCGTACGAAAGTTTAGGTTTGCTTTAACTCTTATTATAGCACGAGGTTTAATAGTATTCAATAAAGGCAATACAGCATCGTATGCACTACTCGTAGGTACACCATTCTCATATAACGTATTACTTAGTTGCCAGTTATCTAATTCATTCTCCTTTAGTTCATCATATACAATACTTGCCACGTGAAATACTTTAGTCGAGACATACCAAGGAATATCCCCAGATAACATATACTCACGTAGGTCACAGAACTCCTGCTCCTTCATAAAGTTATCGTGTATTTCTACTTTAGGGGTAAATTTCAATAATTCCATTGAGTCGGGACGACGTTCGGGGCACACGGTTATATAGGGTTTAATACCTACTCTATAAAACCATCAGCATCTAACTTCTCTTGTATACTTTTCCATATCTTCTGTACTTTAAGTAGTGGAGCACCTCCACACACCTCTGCCTTGTATATAAGACACCACTGAGCAGAGTTGCATATAAGTTGCCTCTCTTCCTCTGTAAGGGTGATATTATATGTCTGAGGTGTATTCTTTTGTGGTTCTGGCATAGAAGTCTACTGCTCCTTGGAAGTATCCAAGTACACGTTCGATCTCTTTACTATTTCCATTGTTGTCACGATAACTCATAACTGCATCATAGCACAGTTTTTGCTCTGATAGGGATAGTTGCTTCATTTTGCTCTGTCTATTGTGATAGTATCCCCATCTAGACCAAATTCAATCTCATCTCCCTCCATAAGGTCTGCTTCTGAGATTAACCAGTCTGGAATCTTGACATATATCTCGCCAGTTTCTTCATCTTCTAAGATGGTGGCGATGTTTCTACGCATTCTTTCTGATAACATATAGTGTCTTGGATATATAGGATTCTACAGCTTCTATACGTGATATGTCAAATGCTTTATGATGTAATAAGTAACCATCGCCAATATACGCAGCACAGTGATTCATACGTTTATCAAATTTCATCAGTAAGAGGTCGTAAATCTGTAGATCGTCTATATCGAACACTTCGCCCATAGTGGATGTTTTTATCACAGACCATCCTTCATCCTCCCATAAGTCCTTTAGAAACTCTCTTGCGGTAAATGAGTAATCTTCTTTACAGGTATGAATTCCTTTAGCAATACCGAACTCATATAGTAGGGTGAAGCATCCTCCTCCACGTGTCTGCGACCACTCTTTACCAAGGAACTCTGAGTATTCCGCTTCTTTTTGTAATCGAACCTTTTTAGTCATTTTTTTCTGGGACCTTTTTTTTCTATATGGGGTACCTTAAAAGTCGTTTTCGATAATATATGTCGTCCTATACTTTTGTAGGTTACACTAAAAACAAAAATTATATGTCGCTAAATGTTACTAACTGTCCGCTAATCCTACTTCATAAAGTAAACCTTCCAGGACATAATAGTCTGCTAATTGTTTATACTTAGTGAGGTTAATCTGCTCAGTATCTAACAAGAACTGTAGCAACTCTATTTGTTCATTAGGGGGTAAGGATTGCTCTTCTATTAGTGTATAGTAAGAACGCATCTTTTCAGTCAGGGTAATACTTTTGTCTGTGTAATCCTCCGAGAGTTGTTGATAATTAGTAGGCATAAGTTAGTGGGTAATTGTTGTTACTTAGTGTCTACATTTAGTATTATAGAGTATAAAGAAATAAATGTCAAATATGCCCCTGAGATATGTGGGAATCCTCGGATATAGTTGCAAAGGTCTCTGTTCTGTGTTAAAGTGCTAAGACTGCTATACCTCTGCATATTTCTGATTGTTTACACGTTATACAAAATACTTACCTATATTTATTTGTATATTTCCGATATGCTCCCATTTCTCTCTTATTGGTCTTATTTCATTCCCATTTAAGATTAGTTGAAACATCGTTTAGTTTATTCTTGTCTATATGGATAACGTTTAAATCTGGGTTATCCGTGAATATAAACGCAAGTGCGGTAAGTCTAGCAGCACGTCTAACAACTGTTTTATTTTGCTGTCTTAGCGTGACCCTTCTGTATCCGTTTTCATTGAGATGGATTTTTAATTTCTTCCATTTCCCCCATTTAGTTGAATATATGTCCCCAAGGTTAGAAACATAATAATCTTCATAGTTTGGGATAGGTTTATACAATACTCCTTCATCATCCTGATAAGTATTTTCGTTAATCTTTTTAAATGGGTTCATAGTCTTTTAACAAATAGGCGGGCGACTCAAAAACAATTAAATGTTATGGTCATTCGGTTTGGTGTACTGTTTAGTTCAAAACCTCGTGATATGTTACTAGGATAAACTAAAATGTCTCCTTCTCCTACTGGTATGTCCTGAGTAAGATTATTAAATGGCGTTATTTTAGTTTGTTTTCCTTGCATAATGGGATAATGTGGGGATGATATGCTACGATTAAATTTTAAAGGACTATGTTTTTCTGGGATGTAGTTAACAAAATAACAACCTGAGTATAAAACATTGCTCTGTTCGTGGGGTGCATACATCGATTCGTTACCAGCAACTTCAATAATGCTATCCGCAAATTGAATCTCCTGGAAGTTTTCCCACTCATAGCAATATGATTGAGAATTAACCTCAAATACTGCCTTTTGTATGGTCTCCTTAATGGTAGCAAGTGCTTCATTCTCTAATATGGCATTATCCCCTAATTGGGTTATATTAAAGCATATAGAGGTTCTAGGGGATGGGATGCAAGTTTTAGGATCGATTTGATCCAAAAAGTCCACTAAAATCGCTTTGTGTTCATTATGTTTGGGATTAGTGTATTTTCCTATAGGTGTCATAAACAACCCATAGACCGAGGTATTAGTAACTGATTCGGTTAAATTATCCGATAGAATAGACTCATCCATAAATTGACCATAAAAAATAGAGGTAATTAATACCTCTATTATTATATAGGTAGTTTTATACCCTGTCAATTACCAAGTGGTCATTATGTGCATTCCGTTGTCAAAATCTCTTACAAGACCTCTACCACTCTGTAAAAACCAATTCCAGTTTTTCTGAAACACTCTAGCACCATTTAGAAATTCTGAGCATATAGCGTTTAATCTGCTCTTAGTGGTGTTAGATTGCCAACCGCCATCGAATAATGTAACCTCAACAACATTGCCATCCCTATAGATAGTTGCTATCAAATTGCTATGTAAGTAAACTCTAGACTCGTTACCAGTTGTAAAAATCGCTGTGTTACCAGATGTGAAATTTGTTTGATTGCGAAGTGCATTGTTCATTCTCATTTCGATTTTTCTCATTTGGATTTTCTCCTTTGTTGCTTATAGTACTATTATAGAGGATTGACACCTGTATTCAATACAGAATGTGACACTAATAAAAGTGTCACAAGATCGATTGACTTTTTAGTATTTCATCATCTTATTATCGATAAGGATAACTTGATAGAATTTTCTTAAAAGATTTCTGTATTTGATAGTCTGCATATCATAATCGGCATCTTTAACAAATGCAATATAGGATACAGTTGAAAATTTTGTTTTGTCAATATGGATTGCTCTATAATCGTCTGCTGAAATATCATCCTGTGGAATATCGTAAACAACTTTACCTACTACATTACCACCGATGAGAATATTTGCAAATGCACCTCTTTGATCGTATTTGTGATGCAATGATACGTTATTTTTCCAACTTCCGTTACCATATGAATCGATTGCTGTTAAAAGTAACCTCTGGTAGGTGTCTAACCTTACTGTCTTGTTAGAGTGCTTTGCAAGTACTTTTGTGAAACCCATAATTTTTTTCCTTTGTTGCTATACCTCTATTATAGTGGGTTGACACCTGTATTCAACATTGATTGTGACACTAATTAAA